GTGACCGCGCCGCACTCGCAGGCAAAGCTTCACCGGCTCGTCAGGCGGTTCCCGCTGGTCAGCCGGTCTCACCTCGTCTACCCCAGCTTCACCGCCCGAGTCGAAGAGGTACGCACCTGTGCGGAGAAGTCGACGCAGGACGGGCTACTCCTCGACCGGATCAACCTGGCGTGCGCCACCTGGAACCTGTCTGCACTGATCGCCTCCGACTGCGGCTTGACAGACCTGGCGACAGACCTGTGCCTGCGCCAGCTCCGCCTCTTCCAGGCGGCATGGCCCGTCACCGGGGACACCGCCATCGCCTGCCTCCAGCCGATCGTCAACCTCGTACGCCTGACAGCCCGAGCGGGAGACCCGCATGCCGCCTATCAGCAGCTGATGAGCGTGCACCGCGCCGTACACGACGGCGGCACCGTAACCGTCCACGGTTATCCCATCGACTTCACGGGCTTCACCACCCGCGCGACCTTGGACCACATCCAGCCCTGGCTACACGCCCTCCTGCTCGAAGACGGCACCAGGCTCCTTGGCGCCACCGGCCAATGGCCTCAAGCCGCAGAACACGCGTCCGCCTACGACAAGGCCCCCGAGCGGCTGCACGACAGCAGGCAAGCGCACGTCATGGCAAGCCTGCACACGGCCGGCCCGGACACAGCCAACTCTCTGATCGAAAAGGCCACGATCACCGAACCGTGGGAGAAAGCCGTCGCACAGATCCTCCGCCACTATTCCGACCACCTAGCGGGCCGTGCCACGGCAGAAGAGTTCACCGCTGTGGCGCACGCCGTGCGGAATGTACTGGAGCCGACCCGGCCGCACCTACGCATGTTCCGGGTGAGGCTCGTCCTGGCGGCGATCGACCTGGCATCAGAAGGCTGCGAAGCCCAGGCGCAACCCCTGCACAACGCGATCATCAGCGACACCACGCAGGCAGGCGACGCGTACGCGGCACGCGAGATCCTTCGTCACCCCGCCCTATCGTCCAACAAGCGGTCACACCGTGAGCTCGAAGCGATCGTCCGCGACGGCGCCGTTGATCAGGGGACTCTGCCCGAGCCGGTGCTGACCACGATGATGCAGGCCGTCACCACAGCGGAAGCAAGCCTCGTTCACTGCCTCACCAACCAAGACGGCGACGTCGCAAGTTGAATGCCCACGGGCGGCTGACCCGACATCGTCACAAGCCGATCAACCACCGAGAACCTCATTCGTCACAGACGTTTCGGACGTCGGCGATTCGGCCAACCCTTGCCACTTGAGAACGGCCCCAGCACCGAGTCCACGCATTCGGCCCCTGGCGATTCAAGAACCACAGCACGTCCTGAATCGAGCGCGTTCGATTCCGACACCGCGTCGTTATGCCGTGCACTGCCGAGCCATCCAGGCGCGGCACTGACCCCAGGAGGGACGCAGGTGACTACTACTGACGCCTTGACCACCAACGAGGAAACACCTCCCCCTCCGCCTCCCGCTGACCTCACCTTCGAGGGGAAGCACGCGAAGAACCCGCTGGCAGAAGCCAGTTTCGCGACCATGTGCAGGCGCCTTCCCTCAGTGCTGGGCCAGACCGCACGGATGGCCTGGGCCGTCGACAGGCTGGGGGTGATGGTGCTCATCACCTCCCAGCTCCTCACCGGCACCGCGGCCGCCGTAGTCCTCACTGCCACGGCACGGGCCATGCGCCACATCCTCGGAGCCGGCACCGTGCCCGAACGCCTGCACGCCGCATTGCCTGCCCTCATCATCGTCACCACCGCCGCGGGCATCGGCCGAATCAGCAGCGCCCTGGCCTCCTACGCCGACGGCCGCATCACACCACTGCTGATGACCGAGGCGGACGTAGCGCTCGTCGCCGCAGTGTGCCGGGTCGAAGCCTCCGCCTACGGCCAGGGCGGTTTCGCCGACCGGCAGGAAGCAGCGGAAGTCGGCGTCACCCGAACCCGCCTGATGGTGCAGGACGCCCAGCGCTTCACCGCCGCCGTCCTGCGCATGGTGGCCGCCGGCGGCGTCATCACAGCGTTGCACCCCCTGATGCTTCCGCTGCTGCTGTTCGCGGTCCTGCCCGCGGGCGCCGGAGCCGTATTATCAGCGCGCGTCGACTACGAGACGCACTACCTGAACGTCGGCGACCGCAACGTACGCGGGACCATGCGCTGGTGGGCTACCTACCACCGCTACGGCGACGAGGTCCGCGCCAACGGCATGACCAACTACCTGGTCTACTGGTACCGCGCTCTGTCGGACCGCATCGACCAGCGCACCCTGGCCGCCGCCCCCCGGACCCTGCGCATTTCCCTGATCACGGGCGCCCTGGGCGGGATCTTCCTCCTGGGCACCTGGGCCGTCCTCGCCTGGCTGGCCACCACCGGCCGCGTTGCCCTCCCAGTCGCCGCCACTGCGGTCGTCGCCGTCCAGACCACCCTGGCCGCCCTCTCCCAGGTCGTCATCAACGGCGCCGCACTGTTCCACACCTCTCTCTACCTGGCCGACATGCGCACCTTCCTCGACATGGCCACCGACCGGGCCCCCAAACGCGGTGAGCTGACCATCCCCGAGCGCGTAGACGAGATCCAGCTCAACGAAGTCGTCTACCAGTACCCCGGGAAGTCGGAGCCGGCCGTCAACGGCATCTCCCTCACCATGCGGCGCGGCGAGATCCTGGCCATTGTCGGCGAGAACGGCTCCGGCAAATCCACCCTGGCCAAACTGATCACCGGCATCCTGCTCGCCGACAAGGGCCGCGTCCTGTGGGACGGCATCGACCTAGCCGAGGCCGACCCGGAAGCCGTGTGGAAACGCACCGCCCTGGTCCCACAGAACTTCGCGTGCTGGCCCCTGCGAACCCGGGAGAACATCACCCTGGGGCAACCGAGGACCTTCGACGACGGCCCCGTGTGGGACGCCATCGACGCCGTGGGCATGCGCGAGGCGGTCGAGAAGCTACCCCAGCAACTCGACACCCTCCTGGCCCGTGAACTCTTCGGCGGCGCCGAGCTGTCCGGGGGCCAGTGGCAGCGCCTGGGGTGCGGGCGCGCGCTGTACCGGCGCCCCCCGCTGCTCATCCTCGACGAACCCACCTCGCAGATGGACCCCCGCGGCGAACACGGAATCTTCCTGGAGATCAAGCGCATCGCCGCCGAGCGCATGACCATCGTCGTCACCCACCAGTTGGAGAACACCCGCCTGGCTGACCGGATCATCGTCATGGAGCACGGCCGCGTGATCGAACATGGAACGTACGACGATCTGCTCCATGCCGGTGGCCTGTTCGCGGAACTCGTCGCCCTCGCCAAGGACCGGTGACCCGTGGACTTCACTACCTGGACCGGCTCATCGCCTCCGCCGTACCGCCCGGCCTGCCCCGCACAGCCGAACCAGAACCTGAACCCACCCTGTGGTGCCCCCGCTCCCCTCCCACGAACCGAATCGAGACGCACATGAATGCGGACACCTGGCAGGCAGTTCGTCACCTTGCCCGCCGCTTGGAGGACCACTCCACGCTTCCTCGCGAACAGCGCATCCTCCTGCAACTACTGAAGATCCAGGAGGAAGCCGGTGAGGTCGCCGAAGCGGTGATCGGAGCCATGGGGCAGAACCCCCGCAAAGGCCACTCCCATACCTGGGAAAACGTCGAGTCCGAGGTCTGCGACGTCATCGTCACCGGCATGGTTGCGCTGACCCGCATGAACCCCAAGGCCCCAGAGGTGTTCGCACAGCACATGAAGCGGATCGCCGCACGCGACCTGAGCGCAGACGACAGTGCTCAGCAGATGGTCTTGGAGGAGGGGTGATGTAACACATCCCGCCTCGTCGACGTTCCGCGCTGTGAAACGGGGACCACTTGTGTCAACCCCCGACCAAAAACACGGCGCGGAGGAAATAGGTGACGACAGCTACTGCTCCCCTCACACCGGCAGCGGGCCGGGCCTTCTGGCAGGAACCCTTGTTCCCGTCACGGCTCGCACCGGCATCACAGGCCCCGGTGAGGAAGGCAGAGACGAAGGCGGCGCTCCCCGCGCCTCCGGCTGAGCGGGCCGAGCCGTCCCAGGACCTCTCGCACACCTGGGTCGTGGCCGCCGAGATCCAGGTAGAGCCGCGCGTAGCGAGCATCGCCGACTTCCGGGGCAGCTTCAAAACAACCGCTGGTCAGCGCGTTGACGCACTGGAGGTCTACTGCAAGGGCTGCCGGCGCCCGTACGACGAGGTGAAGGGACAGGACTGCGCGGAGAAGGTAGACAACCGGCACCTGATCGGAGGTGACCAGTCGACTCGGAAGAAGCGCAAGGCTCCGCCGCCCCCGAAGGGAGCCAAGATCATCCCCGGCGAGAAGGTACAGCGGCGCGGCATCGGCGCCTACATGGCCGGGGTAAGCCGCCCCCGCTGACCTCCGCTAGCGAGCACGCGACACTAACCCGGGGCCGCACCCATCGTGCGCGCCGTGAGTACACCGCCTCAGACACCCTCGCCACAAAGCATCGCCCGCGAAGTCGCCGGACTTCTCCTCGTCGCCGCCGGCACCCTCGTCGTGCTTGTCGCGCTGGGTGCCGTCCACCTACTGCTGAGCACCGGGGCGGCCGCGGCGGGCACCGCTATCGCCTTCCGGTACCAGGTGCCGCCGAGGAGCCCGGTCTCGCGCGTCGTCGTCTGCGCCCTCAGCGTCATCGTGGCTGCTGCCGCCGTCGGCTGCGCCTTCACGTACTTCCCGCCCCTGGGGTGGCTCGAAGTCGGCGCGGCCGTCATCGCCGCAGGTGTGTGGCTGGCCAGTGAGGGGGCCTGATGCCGCGCCAGTTCCTGCCCGGCCTCCGCCGCCTCCTCATCCCGCGCACGGTGGCGCCGACGCCTTTGGAGGGGAAGTCCGCCGGGTCGCTCGGCAACACGTACGTCTCCATGACCTACGCGGGCACCACGACCATGTGGGGCACCGAAGGGCGTGCCGCAGGCTGGGACCTCGACCGGGTCATCACCGAGGGCTACGAGCGGAGCATCTGGACGTTCAAGTCAATCGAGGCGATCTCCAAGCACCCCAGCGCCCTCACAGTCGAGATCGGTCGCGGCGGGGACGAGCGGCAGTTCGCGGAAACCCTCACCGATCACCCGCTGTTGCACGTACTGAACGTGCAGGCGAACCCGCTGGAGCGGGCCACCGTCTTCAAGAAGAGGCTCAGCGCGCAACTGCTGCTGTCGAAGAAGGGCGCGTTCGTCGAGATCACCCGCTCCCGCGCGGGCACGATCACCCGTCTTGACCTGCTTCCGCCGAACCGCGTCGAACCGATCCCGGACCCGCACGGCGACTACGTCAGCCACTTCGAGTTCACGACGTACGACGGCCGGGTCCGAGAGCTGGAGCCCAGCCGCGTTGTCTGGCTGAGAGATCCGCATCCGACCGATCCCTTCTGCGGCGTCACGCCGTTGGAAGCCGCGGGCCTCTCCATCGACCTGGACGTGAAGGCGCGGACGTACAACATCGCCTTCATCGACAACGACGCACGCCCGTCGGGGATCGTCGGCATCGACGTCGACGGGCTCGACCAGCGCGAGATCGACCGGATTCAGCAGCGGCTCGCCCCCGGCGCGCAGCATGCCGGCGAAACCGTCGTCGTCGGCAGCGGGCCTGGCGGCCTCAACTACGTAGACACCAGCACCCGGCCGCGCGACATGAACTACGAGACTCTGTCGCAGACCGCCAAGGACGAGATCCTGAGCGCGTTCGGCGTCCCGGAAAGCATCGTCGGCAACGCGAGTGAGCGGACGTACGCGAACGCCGACCGGGAAGAGTGGAATTTCTGGCAGCACACCGAACTGCCGCACCTGGCGCTGCTCGCCTCCGCGTTCGACCTCGACTTGGACGACGGCTGGTCGCTCCGCTTCAACACGAGCACAGTCGAAGCGCTCGAGTTCCCCCGCCGCCAACGCAGGGAAGAGGCCCGAGCCGAATGGAACGCCGGGCTCATCACGGTCGACGAGTACCGGGAAATCGCGGGACGCCGTCCGTTCAACGTCCCTCACACCCGCGCTCTGTGGATTAGCCCACAGAGGGCGCCCGTCCCAGCAAGCGAGGAGGACGCGGCCGCGCTTGGTGTCGCTCAGGACCCGGCGGCCGGAGGCGCGCTGGGGCTGCCGGGAACAGGTGACCCGCCGCCCGCCATCGCGCCATCCGGTTCCGAAGGCGAGTCCGCAGCGGACGCAGTAGCCGAAGCCCGAGCCCACGAGCTGGGGACCGCTGCTGATGACGTCGATGCCGCTCGCGTCGCATCAGGTGCTCGCGCGGCCGGAGAGTCCGCCGCGACCGCCGTCGAGCAGGCACGCGACAACGTACCCCTCACCTTGCCCGGTAACGCCGCCAACGACGTCGCGTCCGCACGCGCCTCAGTCGTACAGCCAGGCGCCGGAGATGCTGCGGCCGATGTCGACGCCGCTCGCTCCGATATGGAGCGCAAGGAGCTACCCCACCACACCGGGTTCGCGGTCACCGAGAAGGACTTCGACACGGCCACAGCCGCCATCACGGCCGCGCTGACCGCACTCCTCGCGAGGCAGGAAGGGGTGATCAACGCCCGCCTTCACGCACCCAAGACCCGCAAAGGCACGCGCTACTGGGAGCCGGACGGCGACACCGACCTTCGCCGCGGTGACGCCCCGATCGACGGGGAGCGCGTCGTTGGTGCAGAGCGATGGGAGGAGGAGATCACCAACACCCTGACCTCGATCCTCCAGCAGGCCGCAGCCAAGACCGCAGCCGCTCTCAGCGAGAGCCTGACCGGCGTGGCGACCGTGCCCTCGGGCGCAGCCGCCGCAGCACTCGCCGCCTCGGCCATGGCCGGACGTGCCGTCGCCGGGCTGCTCGCAGACCTCGCCGTCGCCATAGATGTGGCGCAGGTCGGGGAAGCCACGCTCAACGAACTCACCGACACAGTCAGCGGGTTCTACCGGACCCGCTCCGCGAAGTTCATCGCCCTGCTCGCCGAGTCCTGCGCTGTCGCCACCGTCAACGGCGCGGCCGACGCCGCAGCCGAGAGCGCCGGCCCCTCCGTTCTTCGGACCTGGATCACGCGCAGCGACACCCACGTACGACCCGCCCATCGAGAACTGCACGGCACGACCCTGCCCGTCGGCGTCCCATACGCAGTCGACGGTTCCACCCTGCGCTACCCGGGCGACCCGTTCGCCCCCGCCGCCCTGACCATCAACTGCCGGTGCCGACTGCGCTACCGCGTCGGCCCCACCACCGAGGAGAAGTCCTAATGTGGCCCGCCATCTGGTTCGTCTGGTCCTGCCTGTTCGCCGTGTTCGAGACGATCGCGCTCGTCAACAAACGCGAGGGCGACACCCTGAGCGAGAACTTCAGGCGCCTGTTCCGTACCCGTACCTCCAAGGTCGGGCGTGCGGTCTTCGCCGTGGGATGGTGCGGGTTCTCCGCCTGGTTCGCCATCCACATCCTCACCGAGACGATGTAGCCGGGCAGCCCAGGCAAGGCGGGTCGGCAGCGTGCGACGCTAACCACCCGCGGTGTGCATCGTCCGCGCATGCTGAATCGCACCGCTTCCTCGGTCGGCCTGAGTCGCGCCCTTGAGGCCAAGTCCGTACGACGGCCGTGGAACCCTGCCCTGCACCCTCGGGACTCGAAGGGCAGGTTCATCGAGACCGGCGGTGTCGCGAGGCTGTGGTCTGGGAAGCTCGCGCGCGTCGTTCGCGCCCTGCCGCGCGACCGCGTCCTCGTGCAGGACCGTGCTGCAGACGGTACCTACACCGGGAGGCGACACAGCACCAGCGCCCGCTGGATCACCATGGTGGCCCGGCCTGACGGCAGCGCCCCCACCTCCAACCAGAAGAAGGTCGAGGCCGAGGACGCCCGCCGCGAGCAGGACGAGCGGCGCGGCCTGGGTCTGTCCCGTGACGATCACGGCGACCCTGACACTTCCGACGAGCCGCACGACGCTGATGACGAGGGCAACGCCATCGGTGACGACGAAGGCGACGGCCCCGAGGGCGACGACCAGGACGAGCCCGAGGACGGGCAACACGACGTGGACACTGACGCCCTGCCGAACCGCAAGGCCCGCGCCGGAGCCCGCTACGAGGACACCGCCGCGGTGCGCCGGCACTTCCTCGACCTGGCCCAGCAGCCCGGCGCCAACGCTCCGGCCCTGCGCCGTCTCGCGGGTGACGAGGACTTGCAGATCACACCGTCCGGCGGACTCGTCACAAGTCGCGATGACGCCAACGGCCGCTGGTACCTCACCTCTACCGGCACGGGTGGCTACCTCGATGTCGGAGACTTCGCCACCCGCCAGGAAGCGGAAGCTGCGGCCGAGTACGTCGACGAGCACGTCCGCAACGGGCACATCATGCCGGGCCAGTTCAACACGGCGATCGACTTCTCCGACCCCAAGATCGGCGACTGGTTCCTGACCTGGCGCTCCACCAAGGGCGAGGACGCCGAGCAGGCGATCCGCCGCGCCGTCCGGGACTTCCACGCCTCCCGTACGAACGATGACGATGCGCAGGCCCCAGCGCCCAAGCGGCAGCGCGACCAGAGCCGTGGACGGTTCACCACGCTTCAGCAGGTCCGTGACAACTGGACCCAGCGAGCCGGGGCCCTGCGCGCTTCTGGCAGTGAGCAGGACCGAAGCAGTGCCCGCGACCTGGACAGCCTCGTCAAGGAGCAGCGCCTCAAGCTCGTCGGCGACGGCCAGTTCGTCGCCCGCCGTGAGGAAGGCGACTGGTACCTGTACGCCACGGCCACCGGACAGCGAATGCCGTGGTGGTTCGACCGGCAGTCGGACGCCAAGGGCTTCGCCGAGCACATCGTCGGCACCCTCAAAGACCAGGACGGCAACGCTCTCGACTTCTCCGCGCCCGAGTTCGCCGAGACCCGCCGGACGTGGCGCTCCGCCAAAGGCCGCGACTACATACAGGAGTGGACGGCCGCCCGCGCCCTGTGGGACCAGGAGCACCCGCCCAAGCACAGCATCGCCACCGACCGGCTCGCCGAGACCCTGCGCCGCCGCCCCCTCGGCGACGAAGAGGGCCAGGCCCCGAAGGCGGACACCCCTACGGAGCCGACCTCCGAACCCAACATCCCGGAATCCGCGCGGGCGGACCACAAGGAGGGCGAGCAGGACCAGAGCGGATCGGACGACCAGCCGGAGACCTCCCCCGAGCCCGAGGCCGCGCCCCAGCCGGAGGAGTCGCCGGAGGCCGAGACCGACGGTCGGCCGGCAGGCGTGCCGGAGGACGCCGAACCGGTCGACGGCGTGCCCGGCTACTGGGCGACCTCCTGGAATCCGGGGCCGGTCACCGTGTACGGCCCGGACGGCTCGCGCATCGCCTCCGTCGTCAGTGGCTACAGCGATCGGCACGCCACGGTCGACGGCGTCTATGTGCCCATCGGCGGCAACGCGAACATCGCTGACCAGATCATCGCCCGCCACCACCTGGCCACCACCCAGCCAGACCAGGCCGATCACGTGCACCTGGCGTGGACCACCCACAAGGGCAGGCGGGTCCTGGCCGTACGCGGCACCATCAAGAACGACGCCCGCGATGACCGCGCGGTCGGCGCTGCCGGGAAGCTGGCCTGGTCCCCAGTGCAGAAGGCCCGGATCACGGGCACCCAGTGGAAAGCGGAGACCCGCGACCGCAAGGCCGCCGACATCCTCGCCGCGTTCGTCCGGCAGGGCCGCAACGTCCGCGTCACCGACGAGGATCGAAACAACGCGGCCGCCCCGCAGACGACGCAGCTCGACGAGGACACCAAGAAGCTCCGGGCGATGCCCGAGCCGGACCTGCGCCAGCACCGCGACAACCTCAAGATCCACGCCCAGGTCGCGACGACCCCCGCCCGCAAGCAGCGGGCCCGCGCCGCCCTACAGAAGGTCGAAGCCGAACTCGACCGGCGCCGCATCGCCCAGAACGACGAGGCCAACCACGACGAGCCCGAGGCCCCGAAGCCGAGCGCGCAGGACCGCGCGGCCGCGATGAGCGACGACGACCTTGCCGAGGCCATCAGCCGCTCCGAGCGCGACCGCGGCACGTACGGCTCCCGCCGCGGCGACCGCCTCACCGAGGACGAGCAGGCTCTGTACGCCGACCGTCGCCGCCGTACCACCGAACGCGTCAACCAGGCGGCGAATCCGCAGGACCTGAGCAATGAAGACCTGGCCGCGCACATCAAGGAGCTGGAGTCCCGGGAGCGAACCCACAAGCCCTCGGGGACGATCCACGGCGAGGAGGACCTTGCCCCGGAGCGGGACCTGTGGAACCAGGTAACCGAGCGCCTGGCAGACGCCGAGACCGAGCAGCAGGCTCGCCGTCTCCGCGCCATCCAGGAGCGCCCGCCGGTCCAGGACCTCGACGACGACACCCTGGAGAAGGAGTTCCTGCGCCTGCCCGTCCGGCTGCGGCGCCTGGGCCCGGAGCAGAACGAGATCCTTGCCGCCCGCCGACAAGCCGTCTACGAGGAGCGTCAAAACCGCAAGGCAGACGTCTACCGCAACGGCCCCGACCCCGCCGGGCTCAGCGACGACGACCTGAACAAGGCATTCCGCGACCTCCACAAGAACCGGAACCTCACCAGCGGGCGGGAAAGGGAAGCTCTGGAGGAGCGGCTGAAGGCCCTCTTCGACGAGCAGAACCGCCGCGGCGCCGAGGGCCGCGAGCAGAAGGTCAGCCGAGCGGACACCCGCGAGAACCCGCTCACCAGCTCCTACGGCATCTCCGTCCAGGTCGATGGAAACAACTACGGCCAGGTCTCGTACCACGAGCACGACTCGCCGTACGGAAGTGGCCACAAGGCCGGGTGGAACGCGCAGCGCCAGAGGCACGGCGGCTACCTGGGCGCGTTCCCGAGCATGACCGAGGCCCTGGCCGCGATCGTCGACAGCTACGACAGCGACCCGGAGACCGAGCCGGTGCGCCTGTACGGGTCGGTGCGCCGCGTGTGGGTGCCGAAGATGTTCTTCGAGCTGTACCAATCCTCCCGCCGCGCCGACTCCTTCTCGTCGGCGAGCAAGGAGCGCCAGACCCTCTACGGCCTGTTTAAGGGTCACGGCTACGGCTGGTCGGACAACACCAACCCGATCACCGGAAAGATCGGCAAGGGCGCGAACCTGGACGTGCCAGAGGGCCTGCTCGCCGAGTTCCACCGCGTCACCGAGGAACTGTCCCGCGAGATGATGCTGCGGGCCTCCGATCGCGAACTGGACTCGTCGGACCGGTCGAAGGCCCGCTCCCGGCTGGCCTCCATCAACGCTGCGCTGCACGGCATCGACGCGCAGCGCACCGCAGTAGGCAAGGATGGCGGGGACGACGACCGCAAGGTCATCTCCCGCGAGGAAATCGAGGCGCAGCAGGCAGCCCTGCGTGCGGCTCTCGGAACGGACGAAGGGGCTGATGGTGAGCATCTACAGCCAGACGGCCAGGGACCACTGGATGAAGTACCGGCCGCGGGAGCTGGCGGAGATGACCGACCCGGAGACGTTCTTCCTGAACAAGGGCAGGGAGATAGAGACGGCGATTCTGGCGGCCGAGGAGGCATTGGAGGAGACCGTGCCGGCCGCGACGGGCTACGAGGAGCGGGCGGGTCAGATCAAGCAGATCAGGGCGGACGCGACCGCGATGGTGCTGCGCGACCTGCTGCCGGAGCCGGAGCCGGAGACCGAGGAGCCGCAGACGCTCAGTCCGGAGATGCGGGATCTGCAGGCGCTGAAGGACGCGGTGTACGACATGTAGCACCGCGCTTCCGGCCGAACCCGGCCGACGCCGCCACCAAGGGCCCGATCCAGCGTGCCGCCGCGAACGTCGAGGCCATCCGAGCCCTGGAGCGGTTGGAGCGGGAGAACCGCCCGGCCACGGACAAGGAGAAGGTCACCCTCGCCCGCTGGACCGGGTGGGGCTCGGTTCCGATCATGTTCGCGTCGGAGCCGAACGAGAAGGAGCCGCGCTACCAGCAGGGTGGCGCCCGGTACGGCAAGTTCGCGCAGGACCACGCCCGTTGGGCGGAGTACCGCGAGCTGCGCACCATGCTGTCCGACGAGCTGACGCCGCTGGAGTGGCAGCAGGCCCGGCGCGGCACGCTGTCGATGCACTACACGCCGCAGCCCATCGCCGAGGCGATGTGGGAGGGCCTGAAGGCGCTCGGATTCGAGCGCGGAGACGTCCTCGAGGCCGGGTCCGGCAGCGGCACCTTCTTCGGCGTCTCACCGGAGGGCGCCCGCCTCACCGGCATCGAGCTGGACCCGACAACCGCGCGGATCGCGAAGGCGATCTACCCGGACGCCAACGTCCTGAACGAAAACTTCGCGGAGACCGACGCTCGCCCCGGCACGTTTGACGCGGGCATCGGAAACGTTCCGTTCGCCTCGGTGCCGTTCGGCGACAAGCGGTATCCGGCCGAGTCCCTGCACAACGGGTTCATCACCAAGGAACTCGCGCTGACAAGGCCGGGCGGCGTCACACTGCTCATCACCTCCCGGCACACCCTCGACTCCAAGGGCGACAAGGCCCGCAAGCAGATCGCCAAGTACGGCGACCTCATCGGCGCCGTCCGCCTGCCGTCCGGCGTGTTCAACGACGCCGGCACCGGCGTCGTCACCGACGTCCTGGTGCTGCGGCGCCGCGCCGATGGCGACGAGCCGGGCGACGCATCGTGGCTCAACGCGCCCGAGCGGAAGGTCGGGAACGTCCGCGAGCACGTCAACGCGTACTTCACTCAACACCCCGAGCACGTCCTCGGAGACCTGACCACCGAGTCGTCCCCGTACGGACCGCGCCTGACCGTGAAAGGCAACCCGGCCAAGGCCGCCGACCAGCTCCGGAACGCGTTGAAGGACATCGCCGACAAGGCGAAGGCCGACGGCAAGGGCTACGAGCCGCACCCCGACGGCGACAACCGGCCCCCGGTGTTCCTTCAGACCGCGCGGGAGAAGCACGCCAACGACTGGACCGGCCGCCTCTACGAGGGCGACGACGGCAGGCTCTACCAGCACGTCAACGGCGGCAACCCCGTCGCCGTCGAGCCGTCCGACGGCCGCGGTGACCAGCTCCGCGCCCTGATGCAGCTGCGCGACGTCGCGGCCGAACTGCGGGCGCTGGACCGCAAGAACGACGAGGCCGAGCGCGCCGAGAAGCTGCGCGCCCAGCTCCGTGACCTGCACACCGCGTACGTCCTGCAGTACGGCCCGCTGTCCAAGCCGGGCCAGTTCCGCAGCATGAAGACCGGCACCCGCCCGGACGGGTCGGAGGAGCGCACGCCGACCGCGTGGGGCTACTTCCGCTCCGACCCGGACGCCGGATCGGTCCTCGCCCTGGAGCGGTGGGACGCCGACAAGCAGGAACCCATCCTGAGCCGCGTCTTCACCGAACGCGCCGCCGCCCGACGCCAGCCGCTCGACCGGACCGATGACCCGAAGACGGCCCTGTCCGCGGTCGTCGCCGCGACCGGCCAGGTGGACCTCGGCGAAATCGCCCGCCTGCTGAACATGGCCCCGCAGGATGCGCTCCGGGCACTGGGCAACGAGGTCTTCACCGACCCTTCCACCGGCCGCCTGGAGCTGGCCGGCGCCTACTTGTCCGGCCCCGTCCGCGACAAGCTGGCCGCCGCTCGCCGGGCTGCCGAAAAGGACCCGGCGTTCGCCGTCAACGTCTCCGCGCTCGAAGCGGTGCAGCCCGCCGACCGCACCATCGGCGAGTTCACCCCGGAGATGGGCGCGCACTGGACGCCGCCCGAGCTGCTGCAAGGGTTCCTGCGCGAGTACCTGGGCGACAAGACGCTGCGCGTCGCACACGACGACCGCTACGGCTGGATGCTCTACACCGGCCAGGTCCCCAAGGCCAACAACGTCCTTCACGGCGTCGCGGCCGACGAGGAGAAGGGCACCCGGGGCAAGAACGCGGTCGAGATCGCCCGCGCGATCCTCGGCCACGGCTCGCTCACGATCTACCGCGACGACAAGCGGCGCGACGTCGATGAAGAAACGTCTCGCCTGGTCCGGCAGAAGGCCGACCAGATGCGGTCGGAGTTCGCGAAGTACGCGACGGCCAACGCCGACCGGCTCACGCGGCTGACCGACTCCTACAACAAGATCATGAACGGGCACGTCGTCCGTTCGTACGACGGCATGAGCCCGTCCCTGGACGGCTTCACCCCGGACCGCACCCCGCACGCCTGGCAGCTCTCCGGCGCCGCGCGCATGCAGTTCGAGCGGTCGGTGATCCTCGCCCACGAAGTGGGCCTGGGCAAGACGTCCACGCTCGTCATGGGCACCCAGGCGCTCAAGGCGTCCGGCCAGATCGAGAAGCCGTACGCCGTCGTCCCCGACCACCTCGCACAGCAGTGGTACGACGAGGCCCGGTTCCTGTACCCCAACGCCGAGATCCACCTGATCACCAGCGGTGACCTCGCGGACGGGCGGCGCGACAGCACGCTGGAGTGGCTGCGAGCCAACAAGCCGGACCTCGTCATCTTCACCGAGCCCGCGTTCGGCTCGATCAAGATGAGCCCCGAGGCGCAGGAGGAGTACGAGTTCCGGGAGCTGGAGGCTCTGCGGGAACAGCTCGACCGGCAGTACGAGGACGCGGAAAACCCGGATCACCCGTTCATCGTCGCCAAGATCGAGCAGCGCATCGCGACGGTCCAGAACAAGATCAGCAAGAACGCCGCGCCGATGCGCACGCCGGGCCAGACGTACTGGGACGACCTCGGGTTCGACTACGCCGTCGTTGACGAGGCCCATCGGTACAAGGGCGTCGGCTTCCGCTCCCGCGAGGGCGGCGGCGACCCCGCGTCCATCCGCGGCATCGACCTGCACCAGAAGCTCACCGACCTGCATCGCCGACGCGCCGGCCGCGCCACGGTCACCCTGGCCACCGGCACGCCGCTGTCCAACTCGATCACCGAGCAGTTCACCATGCTCGCACTGGCCGCCCCGTGGGTCCTCGACGCCTACAAGGCCGGGGCACCGGACCTGTGGGCCGCCACCTTCGGCCGCAAGACCTTGCGCGTCGAGAACGCCCCCGACGGCAGTGGTCTGCGGATCGTGGAGCGGTTCGCTGAGTTCCACAACCGGCGGGCCATGAAGACGATGTGGGGCCTAGTCGCCGACACCAAGCGCGCCGACGACGTGGGCATTCCCCGCCCGAAGGTCAAGGACGGCGGCCCCAACCTGGTCATGGTCGACCCGACCAAGGACCAGACGGCCCGGCTGAAGAAGCTCGTCGCTCGCGGTCGCGCGATCCACCAGGGCGACGTCGACCGGTCGCAGGACAACATGCTCGCTGTCGCAGGCGAGGGCACGTCCGTCGCGCTGGACCCGCGGCTCGTCGACGCAAAGGCCCCGGCGGGCAACAAGCTCCGCGCGGTCGCCGCGAAGCACATCGAGCGCTACCACCAGCACAAAGACCGCGTCTACACGACGTACTACGGCAGCACCGAGGATCACCCGACCCCCGGCGCCCTTCAGATGATCTTCCTGAACGAGGGTGTGCCGGGCGGCAACAACCGCGGCGGCTTCGACGCCTACGCCGAACTCAAGCGGCTCATGGTCGAGGGCGGCATCCCCGCAGAGAAGATCGCCTTCGTCCAGGACCACAAGAAGTCGGGCAAGCCCGAGGAACTGGCCGAGCTGTTCCGCCGCTCCCGCGACGGCGAGATAGCCGTCCTCATCGGCTCCAGCAGCGTCGCCGGCACGGGCATGAACGCGCAGAACCGCATGGTCAGCCTGACGCACGTCGACCTCGACTGGGGCGCCGCGCAGATGGAGCAGCGCAACGGCCGCATCCTGCGATACGGCAACCAGAACGCGGAAGTTGAGATCGACATTTTCGCGACCAAGGGCAGCCTCGACGGCTGGAAGGCGGGCTTCGTCGCCTCCAAGGCCGAGGGCCTGGTCGACATCCAGCGGCCGGAGATGGCCGACAGCGACACCCGCGACACCGTCACCGAACTCGACGTCGACTACCCCGACTACGAAACGATGGAAGCCGAGATCGGCGGCAATCCGTACATGAGCCAGCTCATGAAGGCCCGCCGTACCCTGCGTGACCTGGAGATCGACCAGCACAACGAGGCCGCCGAGCGAGTCCGCAGGCAAGAAGCTCTGGCAGACCTTCAGCAGGAACTCGCGAAGACCCGCGACGGCATCGCCCGCCGCGAGAAGGCCCTACCCCGCATCCGCAACGTCCGCGACTCCTTCGCCATGAACCTCGGCGGCCTGTCGTACACCGAGCGTTCCGACGCCGCGGCGGCCCTGCACCAGCAGGTCACCACCCAGCTCCTGGAGCACGACCGCGACGGCATCGGCCCGTGGAAGGTCCTGGGCCAGTTCGGCGGACTCGACGTCGGTGTGCGCACCGAGCGGCGCGCGGACGGCAAGCTCGTCGCACACGTCGGCTTCCCCGACCTCGCGCGCTCCGACTTCGAGCGCGGCCCGGAGGACCTGAAGAAGAAGGGCGCCGGGTCGGGCCTGATCACCCGGCTCGCCAACGCCCTGGAGAAGGCCCCCGCCCTCCAGCAGGCGGATCGCGCGCGGATGCCCGAACTCAACGAGCAGATAGCTCTCTTGCAGTCGGCGCAGGCAGCCGCGGACTTCACACCGCAGATCGAGCACGCGCGGGCCCGTGCGAACCTGCTGGACGACGTGGTCGGCAGGATCGCTGACCTCGACAAGCTGCCCGAGATCGACGAGACCGAACTCGACAAGAAGCTGACCAAGACGCAGCGCACGCAGATCGTCGAGGAGCGGCGTGAGGCCCGCATCCCGCTCCAGGCCGCCGTCGGCGCTGCGGTGCTCACTCTCGAAGAGTTCGACAGCAAGTTCCCCGAGCCGGAGCGCTCCGAGAAGCCGGAGATACCGGAGGAGCAGGAGCCGGAGAAGGACCGTGTGCGGCTCTCTGCTGAGGAGGTCACCCAGACCCTCGACAACCTCCGCACGGACGGGGACGCCCCCCGCAACGACAGTGCCGACAAGCCGGAGACCGCGGCAGGCGACGGTGACGACGGCGGCCGCGACGTGCCGCCAGTGCCCGCTGCCTCCGGCGATAGCGAGTCCCCCGAAGAAGACAACACCGAGCGGCCGGCACCGGAGCAGGGCGACACCGACGACACCCCGGACGAGCCCCAGGCAGACACCCCGACGGACTCAGAGGACACGGTCACCCTCGACCGCAACGAGGTCGCCCAACAGCTCGACGCCATCCGCCCCGAAGGCACCAAGGCGCCATCGGCCATGACCGACCAGGAGATCGCCAACGAAATCGTGGCCCTGATGGAACGGGAGATGGCCGACGGCGAATTGGCCGGCGCCGACCGCACCCGCATGGCCGTGCTGGAGGCGGAGAAGGACCGCCGTGCCGGACGCACGCCGAAGCCCGAGCCGAAGAAACCGGAGCCCGCAGAGCCGGAAGGCGGCCTCTTCGACGTCGAAGCGCCGGAGACTCAGGCCCCTGCGGTCGCTGACCCGAAGAACCCGCTCGACCAGCCCGACGATGCGTTCGGGACACCGGACATGTTCGCGGACCACGAGGGGCGCGACACCAGCCGCCTCCGCCCCGTCCAGGTGCGCAACCCCGCCGACCTGGAGGAAGGCGACCGGTACACCGACGCCGACGGCCGTACGCACAAGGTCGCTGAGCCGCCGCGGCTCACCGGCCGAGGGCGCGTTCGGATCGTCACTGACGACGGCGAGGAGCGGTTCTACAACCGTGACGCCGAACTCCGCCTGCGGTACCCGGACGAGGAGATTACCGACGACCGTGACGAGCAGTCGGCCACCAACTTCCCGGACGCCGACGTAGCGGACAACCGCGACGAGACCCCGGAGCCTGACCAGCAGAACGACAAGGAGCAGCCGGAGGACACCCCGGACAACGAGCAGCGCGACGACGAGCGCAACCGCCGCGGCCGGGACACCGACGCTAATGCCGCATCCCCGGACGAGGGCCCGGAGGGCGCCGACGGCGAACCGCAGATGCCGACCGGCCCCGACTCCGGGCGCAACGAGGACAGCGCGGATGCCAACGAGCCCGACGCCGAGGACGAAGAGAACGACCGCGACCGGCGCCGTCGTCGCCGTCGGCGCCGTGGAAACCGAGGAACCGGCGGCCAGGGCCCCGGCGGGCCCGGCCTGCCCCGTCTCGACCTGCCGCACCTCCCGAACGTCCCTGCCAGCACCGGTACTGGCGATGGAGACGGCGTGGGACACGGTGGCGGGGCGCCCGACCGCGACTGGCCCCGCACTGTGGCCGACCTGCGCGAAGCGTGGCGGCGCGGCGACCGACTGACCGCCGAGGAGAACACCCCGGAGCGGCGCGCGTTCCTCACCCAGCTCACCGACAACCCGACGCTCACCCTGTCCTCCGGGGGCGGACTGGTCACCTGGGCCGACGACCCCTCCGACACCCCCGGCGGGGCACGACGGTGGCAGTTCGCGCAGGCCCGCAACGGCGGTCGCTTCGGAAAGATCACGCTCACCGCACGCGACGCTGATGAAGCCCGTGATCTCGCCGACCTGTTCGAGATAACCACCGACGCGGACGGCCAGCCCATCGACTGGCACCAGCCCCTCACCCCGGACACCATCGCCCAGTGGCGCGACCGCGAGGGCCGCACGCTGCCCGAAGCCCTGCGCGCGATGCGCGACCTGTTCCAGACCGACCACGACAGCACCAACGACTCCCCGGAGACGGCACCGCCGGTCGTCACGCTCCCCGAGGACGTGACCAACCTGACCGACGACGACCTCGCGGCTGCATGGGGACAGGGGCTCTCCGAAGACGACCAGATGCGCGTCGCGGCGGAGATGGACCGGCGCGACGAGGCCGACAAGCGCGTCCGCGATGCGATCCCGACCACGCCGGCAGCCGACGCTGACGAGGTCCGACGTCGCGGCGAGGCGATGGACGCCGCGCTCGGCTTCGGTACCACGGACGTCACCCGGCGCCCGCAGACCCGCGAGGAGCGCCTTCAGCGCGAATTCCAGGACCTCGACGAGGCCCGGTACTCCGCCGCCGTCGACGCCACCAACGGCTACTTCTTCAGCAACACAAGCAGGCGGCTCCCGCCCGTAAACGAGCGTGACCTGTTCTCCGGCGGCAACCTGTCCCGGTTCAGCCGGTGGCGGGACTACGCCAGCGAAGAACTCATCGATTGGTTCGACAACAACGGCGGCCGTCTGACGTACAACCAGTTCAAGCAGAAGCGCCGCGCTGACGAGCGGATCGAGCGCGACCAGCACGCAGCCGAGCAACAGTCCGCGGCCGCCACGAACACCCCCGACGCCCCGGCCTCGGAGCCTCAGGCGGACACCCCCACACCGGGAGGCACCAACGACGAAGCCCCCCAGGCGGAGGCCGCATCACCGTACGACCCGGCGAAGCCGCGGTTCGCCAACCTCAATGCGGTACGCGACCACCTTCGCAACGGCCAGCTCGATCCCCCCGCGCCCGGCGCCGGCATGCACACCAGCCCTCCGAGTCCGGAGGAGTTGCGTGAGATCGCGAACGACAAGAACACCCGTCTGTCCCGTGGCGGTCGGCTCTTGGTCTACGGCAACGACGCGGTACGAGACGGCGACGAGTACAACCGCCGCTTCATCGTGGCCGCCCCCGGCAGCATGACCCCAGTCCTCCGCGACCACAGCGACGGCTTCGGGACGCTCAAGGACGCCCTCCACGCGGCGAACACCCTCGAAGAGGAAGTACGGGATGCCGACGGGCAGCCATTCCCGTGGGACGCTCCCGACGCGGTGCAGCGCGCCCGCGCCTTCGGCGGCCCGGACGATGAAACGCTCGCTGAGACCATGGCCCGCGCACTGGCGAACAACCCGAGCCGCGAGGGGCAGTGGAAGTACGACCGCGACCGCGCCGACGAACGCCTGGCCTGGCGGCAGACCGCCGACGACTGGCACCGGCAGCAGGAGGCGGACGGGTACACCGTGCTCGCCGGCCCGGCAGACCTTCAGCCCGGCGACGAAGTCAGCTACCCGCTGGCTGCCGACCCCGGCCGCTCCCTGCGCGGAGGACCGCACCCGATGGGCACCGCGCGCGGCACCATCACCGGTCGGCCTCAACTCTGGAACCCTCAGGCGGGCATACAAGCCCTCGGCTCCCGGGACTTCCATCGCTACCCGGCCGACATCACCTGGACCGGCCCGGACGAGCAGACCACGCGCCCGCACGATGCGCTCTTGGACCTGGGTGTGGTTCGGCGCAAGCCGCGCCCCGGCGAGGACACCGCGTCTGTCGACGACCAGCACACCCGTCCCGGAGCCCGGCCGGACGCCGGCGCGCCTGACGAACCCGACCGCCTCGACTCCCCCGCTCAGGTTCGTCCGGATCCGGACCCCGAGCCACACAGCGACCAAGCGTCCCAGCCGCGGCAGCTTGCTGAGCCGGAGCCCATCGGTGGACAGCCCGCGCACTGGGCCAGCGTCGACCAGCTCCAGCCCGGCGACATGGCGCGCATCGACGGCACCACCCGCCGCGGCCGCGCCGTAACCCGCGCCGGGTACGTCCTCGAAGCCCCGGAGCGCGTCACGGTGACCCGCCGAGGCCGCACCGACGACATGTGGCGTACGACGATCGGCGAGAGCCCCGACGGCCGCACCGGCAGTCGCGGCACCGTCTACACCCCGCTCAACACCACCGCTGCGCGCGCCGAGGCCCCGGAGACCGACGCCCCCGGCGCCCCGGTGAGCGGTGCCCAGGGCGACGTCATTAGCGGCGACCTGCCCGACACCATCGCCACCGACACCCGCGGCCGCGGTCTGTTCCCCGGCAGCCGCGTCACCGGCTACGGCGACCGCGAAGGCACGGTCACCGGCGTCACCGACACCACCGTCTCCGTACGGTGGGCCGACAGCGACACCGACACCGGAGTCGCGCCCACATCCCTCACCGTGGACGACTCCGCGGACCACCGGCCCCAGGGCTGGACCGCCACAGGCCAACGGGTCCGCCCCGGCGACGTCGTCTCCGACGAGAACGGGGCGCTCCTCGGCCCGGTCGATGAAACCAACGGTGACCGCATCACGGTCACCACAGCCGAGGGCACCGTCACCCGCGATGCCGCGGACCTCCGCGTCGTCGGTGAAGTCCGCGACGACACCCCCGAGACCGCCCCCATCACGGGCATCAGCGAGCAGACCGCCGACGAGATCAACAAGGGCGACATCGTCGTGCTTGACCTCGACGGCACCCCGACCACCGTAGAGGTCCTGGACACCAACCGCGACGGCGACCGCGTCACCCTCGACTACGTCGACACCACGACGGGCGAGTTCGGCGCCATCGACATGGACGCCACGGCCGTCGTCCACAAGGCCGAAGGACCGAACGGAGCCGCCCCCGACCTCGGCCCGGACGACGCTCCGGCCGCCGACGACGACCTCACGGTGCACGAGCCGCTGCCAGCCCTCGACCCGGTCACCGGACCTACGGTCGACCCGGACCTCACCCCGGCAGACCGCGACGCCATCGCCGACAACGGCAGCAGTCCCGAGGACGACCCCGACGCCCAGCAGGCCGCCGCCCGACTCGGCGCCGACCTCCCCGTCACGCCGGACCAGGCCGCCGCTCTCGCGGCTCAACTCCGGACGAACGCGGACCCGGCCACCACCGAGGGGCGGGCCGCGCTGCGCGCCGCCGCCCACCTCGACCGCGCCGCCAGCCGACCCGCACCGGAGGAACTCGATCGCCCCCGTCCGTCCAACGCCGCGCAGATCGGCGAAGGCGACGTCATCGCCATGCCCGACGAGCGCCGCGGCGACGAGGTCCACATCTACCGCGTCATCGACGTGGAGGAGGGCCCCGGCGGGGTGCGCCGTCTGCTCCTGGAGGACGAGAACCGGCAGTGGAGGCGCCGCATCGTCCACGCCGCAATGCCCGTTTGGCAGCTCCCCGAGCCCGCCCCGGACACAAACGGCCGTAACGACAACCCGGCCCCGGCGCCCGCTCCGGCTCCGCGCGACCCCAACCTGCCGATCGCCTCAGTACGGCGCCAGATCGTCGCCGACCACAGCCGCACGGTCGCCGTACGCGTAATCGACGAGGCCGTTGCCGGCACCGAGCCGCCCGGCGACATCCACGCGCTACGCGAGCAGATCGCGCAGCGCCTTACACCCGAGGCCCTGCAGGACGCCCGCAACGCCGCCCGCCAGGACGCGAACGCTGCCCTGAACGCCGCGGGCATCACCGGACGCGACCGCGCCGCCGTACAGCAAGCCCTGCGCCGGGCCCGTGAGAAGGCTCACGAGCGGACCATCCGGGCCGCACTGCGCACCATCAACGACCTCGAACCGCTCCCCGGCGAGCCCCACGAGGACCTGGCCCAGCGCGCTGCTGGCCTGCTGCGGCTCATCCCAGACCAGGTCGACGCCCCGTCCTCGTCGCGTCGCCGCAGCGTCCCGGACGGCGACGGGTCCGCCGACGCCACCGCGCACGTCAACGACGCGGTTGCCGCGCTCCTTCGGCAGCTCGAAGAGGCCGGGGGCGACCCGGCCGACATCGACGCACTGACCCGGCTCCTGACGGCGCAGCTCGACGGCACCCGCCAGGCCACCGCCCGGCGTATCGTCCGCCGCGCCACCGGCACGACTCCGGACCCTGGCCAGCAGCCCGGTCTCTTCGCCCGTGTGATCGCTCTGCTGGGGCGCATGGGCCGTCGCCTCATCGAGTTGGTGAAGGCCGCCGCCGAGAAGATCGCCGAGCTGTGGCGCAACGGCCGTGACAGGCTCTCCCGCCTGCGGGCGTTCCTGCGGCGCCTGGTGCGCCGGGTGCGCGACTGGCCGGAGTCCCGACGCCTTGCACGCTTGCAGGCTGCCCTCGACCTCCCGGACGTCGAGGGCGAGTCGCTGGCCGCGCGGGTCTCCCAGTGGGCGGGCCTGCTGCCCGAGCCGGGTCGCTTCGGGCAGGCGTCCCGTCGCGTCTCTTGGTGGAGGCCGACGACGTGGGCACAGCTCGCCGCGGGCAGGCTCCCCGGCCGCTCCAGCGAGACCCGGTGGGTGCCGGACCGCGCCGCTGACGGTGGGCCGGGCCTCAACGCGCTGCGCCACATGGCCGCGCTGCGGGCCGCCGGCACGGACGTGGACCAGGACGTGACGCGTCGTTTGGCCGATGCGCTCGGCGACGACTTCGGCGGTGACCCGCACGGCACGTTGCGGCATGCGGACGACTACGTGGCCGCCACGGAGCGGCGCCTGCTCAACCTCCAGGCCGCACGCGGCAGCAGCACCATCCAGGACCCGGACGTCGACGTGGAGATCGCGGCCGCCCGCATGGAGGTTGCGGCTGCCCGCCGCGAATGGGAGGAGTTGCGGACTCGGTACGCCGCTGCGGTGCCCGATGCTGTTGCGGCAGCCCTGGCCGACGTCCGGGATCTCGGCCCCCAGGGCAACGCGGGCATCGTGTTCGGCCCGGACAGCACCCCGGACGCCGAACGGGCCGTACGCGACGTGCAGTTCCTCATCCCCGGGGACTGGCTCGCCGCCCCGGACGGGCGCAGGCTCACCGCCGTCGAAGGCGACTCAGGCCGCTACGAGCCCGACGCGCGCCGGGCTACCGTCGCTGACCTCGGCGACCGGGGAGTTGGTACGGCCGCGCACGTCCTGGCGCAGCACCTCGCCGGGCACTTGCCGGACCTGGACGCTGCACAGCGCGCGTTCTGGTTCACGCGGACCCGCACCGGGCGCCCTGGCGCCCGCACGCTCGACCGGGCCGCCCTGGGAAGGCTTCTGGCCCAGCAGCAGACGCAGACGGACACCGGTGACAGTCTCGCCCGGTCGTTGCAGGCCATGTTCACCGGCGATTGGTACGAGGACGATGACCTGAGGGCGTTCCTCCTCGGCCTGCTCGCCACGCGATGAAGGAGAAGACGATGCCGCACACCGTCACCGGCCGGTTCGATGACGGCTCCGCCTATCAGGTGCAAGTCACCGGGGACATGGACCGGCCGGTGGTTGGCTCCGCCCGCGCGGCGGCGCTCGTCGAGCTGCACGCGGGCGAGTCGATCCCGCTGACACCGACGGGTCCGCTGCGTGCGGTGGCCGGGGACGACGAGGACGCCGTTCTCGCCGTCCTCCGCCGGTACACCGACATCATCGAAAGCAGCCGTGCGACACGGAAATGAGTGATGGCCCCGGACCTGGATGGAGTCCGGGGCCATTACCCGTTCGATGAACAACGTCATCTCGGTGGATGCGTCGTTGCGATCCTCACTCGAGAGGCCGTTCCCGACTATTCGGCCGCACCGGTGCTGTGCGGTGTGCATCTCCGCCTATGGTCATAGTCCATCGCGGGACGGGCAGCACGGGACATTAACCGGTCGGCCTCCCCACCCTGCGCGCCGTGACCAGATACGGAATCGCCATCAAGGCACTCCCGAAGGGCGGCAAGCCGTTCGGGGACGACGACGAAGACCAGGACAAGGACACCGCGACTGCTGAAGGCGCCGACGTCGGCGCGCCGACGGACGACGCCCGCCCGAGCACGGAACCCGCCGCCGTCCCCAGCGAAGAGACCCCGGACCCGGAGATGGCAGCCGAGGAGATGCCCGACGAAGCGGCCCTGGACGAGGGAGCCACCCCCGCCGAGGGTGCCGCGACGCCGGAGGACGAGGCCGGCACCGACCCGGCACCCGCCCCGGAGGACGACGCACGGCCGTGGTCCGGTGACATGTACGACGAGGGCGACGAGACCGACCCAGTTGACGCGTTCGCAGCCTACAAGGGCACAGACGGCGAAGAGGCGTGGCTCGACCAGGCCCCAGACGGCACACTGACGGGATGGGTCCGCGACGCCACCGGCCAGGTGTGGCGGTATACGGACCCGGACGTCTGGGCGATCGACGTCGACGATGCCCAGATGAGCCGCACCCACAGCCAAGCCAACGGCAGCAGCGGCGACGCAGCGGCCGAACACGGCGGGCAGGACCCTCTGTTCCCGCCCAAGCAGAGCAAGGAGCAGAACCGGTGGAGCTGAATCGCCAGAGGTATCTGGCGCTCCTCGACGAGGGCAAGGCCGCGTTCGCGGCGGGGGACCCCTCCGATGCCTGCCCCTACGACCAGTACAGCCCCGACCAGGCGCAGCAGTTCGGCGCCCGCTACTGGACCAAGGGATGGATCGCGGCGCGCACGGCCGCCGAGTCGAAGAACCCCCAGGCCGAGGTCAGCGCAGGACAGTAAACGGGCGAGCACGGCACGGTCCCCGGCGGCCAACAGTCCACCCGCCGGAGGTTCCTCGCCGTGCCGACCGCCCTCACGCCCCGAGCCCCTGCGCCCCGCAAGGGCATCTGCAGGGCGATCTTCGCCGTCACCGGCCTCGTTGATGAAGTCGCAGACCTGATCGTCCCCGGCGCCTTCGCTCACACTCTGGCGACCAGACCCGTCAAGTCGGTCTGGCACCACGAGTGGAAAGAGCCCATCGGCGTCGTGCTGGAGATCGCCGAGTGGCAGCCCGGTGATCCCCGGTTCGCCGACATCCCGAACTGGCCCGCGGAGGCCGGGGCGCTCGTCGCGACCATCCAGTTCAACCTGCGCACGACAAAGGGCCGCGACGTGTACGAGCAGGTGCGCCAGTGGCACTTGCACGACGAAGCCCAGTTCTCCATCGGCTACCGCGTCGCGCCGGGCCATGCGACGAAGCGCTCCGACGGCGTCCGCGTGATCCACAAGCTCGACCTGTACGAGGTCTCCCCGGTCCTGCACGGCGCGCACCCCATGACCCGCTCGTTGGAGGTCAAGGCCGACCCCGGCTCTGTCGAGTTGGAGCACAAGACCACCGCGTCTAGCGGCCACATTGATATCAAGGCGGCCGAGCAACAGGTGGGCCGCGGCACCATGGTTGCGCTCTATGTCCCCGCCGGCATCGCCACCAAGATCGCCCAACGCGACGGCACCGACCCGCGCGACCTGCACATCACCCTGGCCTACCTCGGCGACGCCGACCAGCTACCCGGCCACCCCGACGACCTCGCCAGAATCGTCGCCACAGCACTCGACAGCTCCGACCCGCTCACCGGGCAGATCGGAGGCATCGGCCGGTTCCCCGACACCGGGGACGGCGAGCCGGTGTTCGTCCCCGTCGACGTACCCGGCCTGAGCGAACTCCGCCAACGCGTAGTCAGTGCGCTCGCTTCGTCGCCACTTGCCGAAGCGCTACGCACCGACCACGGGTTCACCCCGCACATCACCCTCGGCTACGGCCTGCCCACGGACGTCCCGGCCGTCCCGGCGATTCCTGTCGCCTTCGACACCGTGCACGTCGTGCGCGGACTGGACGCCACCCCCATCCGTCTCACCGGCCCAACCGGCGTCGCCGACGAACCCGCGCCGGAAACCGGACTTGCACGATTGGGCAAGAACGATCTCGGGATGCAAGCCAGTCTCGATGTGAAGACCGCCCGCGCCGCCGTCCTCGAAGCCAAGGCGGCAGGCAACATCGACAAGAATCGCGACGCCACCGGCATCTACCCCGCCACCCACGCCGCCGAGCGCAAAAGCGCTCGCGCCGCCGTCTTCGAAGCCAAGTCCCGCATCATCCCTGGAGCCATAGTGTCGCCGATCCAGCCGTTGCCCGCGTCATACGAGGAGATCCGAGACCGCGTCGGCGCAGCTGTCCGCCGCCTGCTTGCGGCTGAGGAAGCCACCTGGACGTGCATTGAGGCCACCTACCCCGACCGTGTCATCGTCTCCGTCCACCAGGACGGCGCCGACACCGCCAACTACACCGTGCCCTACGAGAGCACCGGTCCCGAGATATCTCTCGGCACTCCGCAGCGCGTCGAGCTGACCACCGTGGTCATCCCCGACCAGGGGCCGGCACGCGCCGCTGACAGCAGCGAGACGACAGACAGCCGCGTCGTCCGGCCGACCGTGCGCGCCCTCACGGATGCCACCGCCCGCATCCAGGCCGTCGACGACGCCGAACAGCTTGAGCCCATGCGCGCCACGGTCGGCGAACTCCTCGCCGCTCTCTCCTCCAAGGGCCTAGACATCGGCCCGGACGACGAGGACGACCAGGAGCAGCCCGCGGCCGCACTGTCCCCGATGGCAGGCAGCGGCATCGACCTGTGGGACGACGACCCGTACGACGAACCCCACGACTCCGCGCCCAGCCCCGATGAGGACGCGAGCGACGAGGACGGCGAGGACACCGTCCGCCTCGACCCTGCCGAGGTGAAGGCCCAACTCGCCGCGATCCAGGGGTAGCACCCGCGACTCAGCCTCACACCAAGCTGACACCCCAACCGGCCGGCCCAGCGGCCGCCATTCCATCGAGCACAACAAAACAGCAGGTCAGAGCCGTGTGCTGCCTTCCTCCGCCGCGTGAGGAACGGCAGCACGCGACGTTAACCACCCCCGCTCTCTCAAATGCCCCGCGTTGTCGGGTCGTCCCGGTGCTGGCCGGGCGAGCGACGCAGCACGTCAACCGCACCCAGCACCAGGGAGAGAGCACCCCGCAATGGCTGAGAACAAGAGCCTGATCAACAGCCTCAAGACCCAGCTCGCCGAAAAGTCCGCCGAAGCCGAGCGGATCTCGCAGACCTTCAAGGTGGAGGACAACGGCGGCTTCGTCGTCAGCACCGAGCAGGCCAACGCCTTCAAGAAGGTCTCCGCCGACGCGATGGAACTCAAGCAGCTCATCGCCGACGCCGAGGGCATGAGCGAGGTCAAGCAGTACCTCGCCGCGCCCGACTCCGTGCCCGTCGCGGGCCAGCACTACGGCCAGAAGCCGCAGGGCGCCATGGAAGGCAAGAGCCTCGGTGACCTGTTTGTCGAGAGCGACGCCTACAAGCACGCGGCCCAGGCCGGTTTCCGTGACAGGCCGTATGTCAGAGCGGAGATGGAGGGCAAGAGCATCTTCAGCCTGTCGGCCGGCACCGTCACGCACCAAACCCTCGGCTCCGCGCAGAACCTGGGGATCGCTGAGCGCGAGTACCGCAAGTTCCACATCCGCGACCTGTTCCCCAAGAGCAGCACCAAACAGGCCGTGCTCTACGGCGCGCGCGAGACCGGATGGACCAACAACGCGAAGCAGGTGAAGGAACGTTACGCTGCCGATGGCACCAGCCCGGCGACCGGAGCAGACACCGACACCTGGGGCCGTGCGCCCCGCTCGAAGCTCTCCCTCGTCCCGGTGATGTACCCGGTCAGTGAGATCGCGCACCTGTTGGACGCGCACAAGAACATCCTGTCGGACGAGCCCCGGCTCAAGACCTTCATTAACTCGCGCATGATCGAGGGCGTGAAGTACCAGGAAGACTGGGACCTCCTGCACAGCGTCGGCGACGGCCAGAGCCTCACCGGCATCTTCAACACCCCCGGCGTGCAGCAGTACACGGGTCTCAACACCGACCAGTACAGCGTCCAGATCCGGCGCAGCATCACCAAGGCCCTGCTCGCCGAATACGACCCCACCGGCATCGTGCTCAGCCCGACCATGTGGGAGCACGTCGAGGTCGAAGAGGACAAGACCGGCGCGTTCCGCGTCGCCCTTCAGATCGCTGTTGGCGCGACCAAGCGCGTCTGGCGCCTGGACGTCGTCGAGACGACCGCGATGGCGGATGACAACTTCCTCGTCGGTGCGTTCGGCCTCGGCGCCCAGCTCCACGACAGGGAGTCGGTCTCCGTGACCGTCAGCAGTGAGAACGCAGACAACTTCGAGAAGGGCCTGATCACCTTCCGAGCGGACGAGCGTGTAGCGCTGGAAGTGCCCAGGCCGGAGTCGTTCGTGATCGGTGCGTGGACCCAGCCCGCCGGCTGATCCCAATGAGGGGAGGCACCGCCCGCTGTCCTGGGTGGTACCTCCCTTCCGCCCTCTTCTGCACGACCCGACACGGAGGAACGCTGGTGACGAACAAGGAACTCGTCGGACTCGCCGCCGACCTGGACGCGCTGACCGATGCGCCGGCCGCGCGCAAAGGCCCGCCGTGCAGCGTCGGGACCGTACTGGCGTCGGTCGACGAGGAGACTGTGGCAACGCTGCACCGCATCCTCGACACCCGCACGGTCTCCTCCACCGCCATCGCCGAAGTGCTGAACCAGCATGGCCGGGAGGTCACTTCGTACACCGTGGCGCGACACCGTCGCCGCGGCGAGCCCAACGGGTGCCGGTGCGCGCGATGACCCTGACGAATGACCTGCAAGCGCTTCTCCAGCCCACCCCCACCGCACAGTCGCAGCCGAGCGAGTTCCTGCACGCCCCGGCCCCAGCGCCCCGCGGCTGGGAGGCCGGGGTCCGCTACGAGCCGGGCGGCACGATGGTTGTCACCGCCCCGGCTGCCGAGCAGCCCCCGAACAGCGAAGCCGACTGGCGCGCCCGCGTCGAAGAACTCGGACTCGCCATCCCCGACGGCTGGAGAGTCCGCCTCGTCGAGGCCCGCCACGATCCAGCCGCCTGGCACCGCGACGCCCAGGGTGAGGACGCGGTCACCCGGCCGGTCTGGCGCTGCCGCTACGTCATCGAACCTGCTGCCCCCGCCTGGCTGTCCGCGGGCGATGTCGACGCCCTGGTCCGCGACGCGATGCGCCGCCGCCGCAAGCCCCGCACGACCACCGATACGGCGGAGCGCGCCCTCGTCGTCGTGTACGCCGACGCTCAGGCCGGCAAGGTCGGGAGGGACGGCGGCACCCCGGAGCTGATCGCGAGAGTCGCCGAGCGGTTCGACCGTCTCGACGATCACATACGGGACTTGAAAGCCATCGGCCAGGGCCCCACCGCCGCGTATTGGATGGATGCCGGGGACTGTGTCGAGAACTACGAGAACACCGCGCAGCAGGCACATAGCAACGACTTGACCCTGACGGAGATGATCCGCGTTCACCGCAGGATTACGTTCGAGGGCCTGGACCGCCTCGCCGGACGGTTCAGTCGCGTCGTCGCGGCGGCGTGCGGCTCCAACCACGGCCGGGTTCGTCGCGGGCGCGAAGCCGTTGGCCCGCCCAACGACGACTGGGGTATCGAGGTCATGTCGCAGATTGCCGACGCGTACGCCCACAACACCGACGCCTACGGCCACGTCAGCTTCGTGCTGCCGGAGAAGTGGCGGGAGACCGTGAGCCTGGACGTCGCCGGAACCACGGTGGGCCTCGCGCACGGCCACCAGTACCCCAGACCGGAGAAGGCCGGGGACTGGTGGAGGGCGCAGAGCTTCGGCCGTCAGGCCATCGCGGACGCCGCCATTCTGATCAGCGGCCATTACCACCACTTCCACGCCCAGCAGCTCGGAAACGGCCGCCTCCACATCCAGGCGCCGACCCTCGACAACGGGTCGGACTGGTACACGGCCCGCTCCGGCGAGGTCTCCTCTGCCGGCCTGCTCGTCTTCAGCGTCGGCCCGGACGGCTGGGACCACCTCCGGCTGCTCTAGCCGACCTAGCGCCTGTCCGGCGGGTCGCGTGACCGATTGACGGGGTGGGCGTTCCGGTGGGTGGCGACCCCTCCCTAACCGATGGAATGAGTTTGCTTACCCGTTCGTATGACAGGCGTTTCTCGGACCATCGGATGGCGTTGACGCTGGTGATCCCTACGCAATAGGAGGAACCTTGCGCGCACATACCGTCATTGCTTCCATGGGCTTGACCGCCGCGGCCCTGCTCGTCGGCGCTGGAGTTGCTGCTGCCCACGATGGCGCCGATGCCCATGGCAAGGCCGTGCATTCTCCCGGCGTCGCCTCCGGGAACCTTGTTCAGGCGCCAGTCCATGTGCCGGTCAACGCCATCGGAAACACCGTCACCGTGATCGGAGCCCTTAACCCAACCTTTGCCAACGACGACTTCAACGGCTGACTCGCCAGGTCGGTCCGATGCCCCCGCCCCGCCGTACCAGCTGCGGACGGGGCAGGGGCAGCTCGCTGTGTGACGGAGTGGTGGGGTTGGCATCCCACCACTCCGCACCCGCTCCGGCCTGGACGACCCACAGAAGACATGACCTATCGGACATGTCTTAAATCGTTCTTGCTCAAATGGGCAAGCCCTCTCGGCGGAACGCGACCCAAGGGCTTACCGGCGTGCATCCTCCCCCGATCACCGGATTCGGAGGAAGGACACCATGGGTCTGTATCGCCAGGATGGCACCCGCATCACGAAGGCAGCGTTCCCCGCGGCCGCGCTCGACGATCCGCCTGTTCGGGTCACCGAAGACGTCTATGTTTCCGAGCCGTACGGGCGCGGCGATGGGCAGCCCGAGGGCTCCAAGAGGTTCATGCTCTACCCGGCCGGGACGATCGTCCTGCGCTCCGCCGTCGACCGCCTGTTCACCGCCACGACCGTCGCCAGCATCAGCCCCACTAAGGGCCCGGCAGTGGGCGGCACCGCCGTCACCATCAAGGGCGCCCACCTCGACGGCGTCTCCGCCATCACCTTCGGCGGCGCCGCCGGCACCGACCTGCACATCCGCTCGGCCACGGAGCTGACGGTGAAGACGCCGTCCGGTGGGGCCGGAGCCGTGGCCGTCGAACTCGCCGACGACAGCGGCGCTGTCTCCAAGGTCAACGGCTTCACGTACGAGGCCCCGGCCGCAGGCTGACCTGACCGGCAGGGGCCCGCATGAAGCTGGGCCCCTGCAGAGTCGGGGCATTCCCGCCGCTCACCGCGCGACACAAGCCGAACCCCTTGTGCAGGGTTCGCGCGATCGGACCAACACCCGCTTGAGGAGCCACTCATGGCCACCGCCGCCCGCACCCGCAAGACCGCTGCCAAGACGGCCGCCGAGGAGAACCCAGCAGAGGCGGCCACACCCGAAGTCGATGCCGCCGAGGCCGACTCGAGCCCTGCTGCGCCGGACGCCGCCCCGTTGGAGCCGCCGCACGTCGACGAGGCTCCGGAGCCCCCGGCGCCGAGTCCGTACGTCACGCCGACCGAGGTCATCCCCGACGAGGAGAACCTGTCCGACGTCATCCTCGATGACGCAACCGGCCAGCCGCCCGCGGACGTCGACACGGTGTTCGTGCCGCTCACCCCGTTCGGCTCGACCCTCCAGTGCACCGTCCGCCTGGTGGAGCGAACCTTCCTCGGACCGCACCGCAACCCCGTCACCCGGCTCCTCCAGCCCAAGGGCGCCGTGGTGTCCGAGGGCATCGCCGTCCGCATCCGCGAACGCCTCGACGCGCAGGCCGCGCGCACCGGCACCAACCAGTAGGGAGACGACGGGTGTCGGTCTACGACCACAAACCCATGTGGGCCGGGGCGCACTACGACCCGGCCCCGGCCGGCGGCGAGGTGACGCGCCTCGACCTGTACGCCACGCCCGAGCGCGACGGGCCGGTGGTCGCATCGGCTGCACCTGCCGTCCGCCTTCGTGCCGGGGTGTACCGGTTCGATGTGCCCACCGTCCCGCCAGGCCGCTACTGGGGCGCGGTCACCTTCACCCCCAACTCGGCGGCGCAGCCCGTCACAGACACGTCCGTGCGCCTCGACCTCCCCACGGGCCAGGGCCTGGTCGGGTCGCCCGAAGCGGTCGCGGACGCCCTCGGTGTGCCGCTTCCCCTCACCTCCTCCCAGCGCGCCGCGTACGAGGAGGAGATCCGCAACGCGCAGGCCGACGTCGCCGCGTACCTCAACCGGTCTCTGGTGCCGACCGCGACCACCCTGCGCGGCGTCACACCCCGCTGGACGGATGCGCTCGACGACATCGACGCCTGGCCGGTTCACCTCGACGACATCGCCGAAGTGGTGTCCTACCGGACCAGCCCGGACGGCACATACGACGTGGATCTCCTAGTCGGCCTGAACGGCGCTCAGGAGGAGACGGTCGTGCGGTACGTCGTCGTGCACGCGGCCGAGTCCGTTCGGCAGCGGCCCGACCAGAGCGCGGGGCCGGGACGGCGAGTCTCCTCGGTGAGCGCCGAGGGGCAGTCCATCTCGTACGACTCCGCGCCCACCACTGGGCAGGCGGGCGCTCTGCCCGCCATCACCAGCCTCAACAGGCTGCGCCGACTCGCATTCCAGCCACTGTCCCGGCCCACACGAGCCCCCTGGCCCTACTCGTCCAGCCGCCTGCGGCGCTGGGGCTGAGCGCCATGGCGGTGGTCCTCCCGAACCGGCGGCTGACGCTGTACGCGCTTGAGCACCCGTGGAGTCGAGACGCGAACGGCGTCCCGGTGCCGCCGGACCCGAACCAGCGGCCCGCCCCGCGGGGCACCTGGCCCGGCTCGGCGCTGGAGCAGCCGGACGGCACATGGTCCCTGCGACTGGACCCGGCCGCCTGGCCCGTGGAGCCCGGCGACGTCGTTGGCGACGAGCACGGCATGACGTGGACCGTCACCACCGCCCGCGACCACCGCGTGCCGGGCTGCTCTGCCGTCGACTACCTGCAGGCCACCGCCACCCGGAACCCGCCGGAGGTGCCGTGATGGCGAAGTTCACTCCGAACCCCGCCCTGGAAGCGATGCTCGCGCGGATGATCGCCCCGCACATCCAGCGCATCGCCCACCAGGTCGAGGTCGAAGCCAGGCGACTCGCCCCGCCCACCAAGCGGTGGGTGACGATGGCCGACGACAAAGTCCGCCCCACCCACATCCAGGCTCAGGGCCAGGTCGTGCCGGGCAACCTGCGCTTCACGATCAACAGCATGGACTGGGACCGCAAACACCGCGGCGTCGGCCCCAACACGTACATGCTCCAGCCCCGCGACCAGTCGTCCCGCGCCGTCGCGAACCTGAAGAACTGCCGCTGCACCACGGCGATCGACCCCGAGGGCATCGCCCGGAACATCAGCACCGGCCAGCCGATCATCACCGGCAAGAAGGTCACCGTGACCGTCACCGCGCGCGGCCCGATGGTTGTCGAGGCCGAAGTGGGCACCGTCTACCCCGGCAACCTGATCGCCGACGGAACGCACTTCATGTCCCGCGCCGCCGCGATCGTCGCCGCCCGTCGCTGACGCTGGGACCTGTAGATGCCCCAGTCAGCTCAGACACCAGCTGGCCCCGAACTCCCGCCTCGATCACCACGCGCCTGGCGCGCTTCGCGCACCGCTGCCTCCAACATGGCCATGAGGTCGACGGGCGCCGCCAGCGGGGGCTCGGACGGCGGCACCAGCACACCGCCGGATGCCTTGGCCTCCACCAGCTCGTCCAGGGCGGCCGCATACTCGTCGTCGAGCTCGGGTGGGGTGTCACTGGACAGGGCATCCACGAGCAGCTCCGCGATGGCCAGCTCCCGCTCAGCGAAGGCGGAAGACGGCGCCTGATGCTCGGGGGCGCGCAATTCGTGGGGCCAATAGCAGGTGTGCAACACGAGGCGGCCGCCCGATGACCGCAGGACCGCCGGCCTCTCACGGTCACGCAACGCCAGCTTCCCCACGGCAAGACGCCGAGTGCGGGCCATAGCCGCGGCCAGCAGGGCATATACCCGGTCACCGCCAGGCCCCGGCTCCACGTGGTACGCGCTGCGGAAGGCGACCGGATCGACGGCGTCCACGGGGACGAACGCCAACACCGACAACGTGCGGCGTGCCGGGAGCGGCAGGCGTGCCAGGTCCTCATCAGTCAGCACGACCGTCCCCGCCGGGCTCTCCACACCCCGGGCTACTTCCTCGTACGGGATCTCACGCCCCTCGACGGAGCAGAATCGCCGGTGCCGCACGCGGCCACCGTCCGTTGCGTGCAGCTCGTGTACCCGGCCGACGCTCTCTTCCCGCGTGGCTGGCGAGAGCCGGATGGGCAGCGAGATCATGCTGATGCTCACTGTGCCGGACCAGACCACCGTCACGGCGCCCACACCCCGCTGTCGCCACCTCGCCACTCGATCAGGGCCGGATCTTCAAGGTCGGGGTCTTCCAGGCCAGCTCTCCGCAGGAACTCGCGGACATCAGCCAGACCGCGGGCCCGGCCGACCATCTCACTGCGCACCGTCACCCGGCGCATCCCCTCCGAGAGTGGGTGCACCACGACGGGCGGCCGCTGGACGTCCATACAGCCAGGATCCGGCGCCGGACAGCGGACCGCATGTGATCGGCGAGGAGGCTCGTCCAGACCACGCTGGTGTCCGATCTGAATTTATAACCCGAGAGACCGAGCCGTGCGCTGAACGAGCACGGCGTTGGCGGGGTGCTGTGGAGGCTGCGTGAACCAGGTCTTTGCGTGCCTTTGCATTGCTGCGGATCTTCAGGTTCTGAGATGCGGCAGCTTCGAGGTGCGTGCACTGTGGTAAGAGGCTGAGGTTCGATTCGAACCCGAGCACTTGCATTTCGCAGTCACGCCAGGCGTGGCGCAAGTTGGCAACGACCCCACCAGTGCAAGCAGTGCACACAGAAGGAGGAGGGATCGATATGGGTAAAGTGGTGGAAGTTGTGCTGACGGGAATTCGCCGCGAGGACTTTGGTGGCGACGGTCCATTGAAAGTGTCCGGCGGCCTGTGGGGCGTCACATACGACGTTGAATCTGTTCCCGTGAATCGCGTGGACATTTTCACGTTCCCTGACGGTCCCGTAAGGTTTACCCCCAACAAAGCGGTACAAATAGGTACGGACGCCCGGTTCGAGATGACCACTGGGGAGGCCGGTGAGAACTATCCGCAATTTATAAAATTTGGAGGTGAGTTGCAGATCGAGGGGCTTTTTCCGCAGCAGCGTTTTGAGGTCCTCCCCAGTATTCACGTAATCAACGAAAATCCTCGTAAGCATCGAGTTAGATTTGGGTCCAGTGACACTGAATTCCGGTGTGACTTTACGGTGCGATTTGTGCACTTTATTTAGAGATCAGGCGCCATCTGGCGGCTGACTTCTAGCATGCAGCGCTGGAAGCGGTGACCCGCAGCCGTCCCATACAAAAATTGCAGGTCAGGCGGGTCTTGCCGAGAAAGCACCCCACCTGGGGCGACTTCTAGACGCCCCTCTCCCGAGCACGCGACGTAAGGCTTGCTCACTGCTCAGAGTGCGCGGCATGACTACGAAGAACCTCCCCAAGGCCACGGAGCCGGAGGCCACGGCCACCGAGGCCGCCCACGCCGTTCGCACACCGATGGAGACGATCACGCTGTCCAACCACCTCCGTATCGAGGGCACCGACTACTTGCCGGGCGCGAAGGTCCGTGTGACCACCGACTACGCCCGTCGCCTGCGCCGGCAGGGCTACGTCGCCCGCACCTGATGGCTGCGACATACGCACTCGCCGACGCCGATCCGGTCACGGCGCTCCTCGCCTGGCTCCAGAAGCACCCGCGCGCGGCCGAGGCTCTGGGCAGCCCCGGCCGCGTGTCCGGGATGGCCGAGGCGCCGTGGCCGCACCTGCGCATCACCCATGGCCCCGGCGGGGACATGCGCACGCTGGCTTGGGCGACGGAGCCCGAAGTCACCATGGAGGTGTACGGCGACCCCGGCGGCTGGCCGGGGCAAGCCGAGCTGCGGCGGATCATCCTCGTCTGCGCGGCCGCCGCCACCGAGCTACCCGACGCCCCCCACACGCCGGGGCAGCCCGTCATCAGCGGCGTCCGGCCCTCCGGCACGCTCCTCTGGTCACCTCTCGTCGACGGCCAACCGCGCTGGCTCCTCGGCCTGTTGGTCACCCTGCACCCATAGCGGAGTGGTCACGCGCCCCCGCGTACGAAGCAGGCGAGCCGACCGCTCAGACCTCGCTGTCAGAGGACGTTAAGTCCGCTTCTGGTAGCGGCCTCGTCCGGGCTGGGTGAGGAAGCCTTGGCGGGTGAGGCGTCCGAGGCGGCTGCGGGTGATGTTGACGAATGTCTTGTCGGTGGGCATGCCGAGGAGTTCGTGCAGCTCACGAGCCCTGAACACCTGGCCGGGGTACTGGTTGAAGGCGTCCACGATGGCCTGGTAGGCGGTGCCTGTCTCGGGCGGGCCGGGTGCGGGGCGTTCAACCTGCTCCGCGACCAGCCGCGGCGCCGCATCCACAAGGGCATGGACCGATCCCCGCAGGCTGTCGCGATCGTCATCGACTCCTGGTCGAGCCGCGCCGCCGAAACCGTCGGCCGCGACAGGGTCACCCCCGCCGGCGGCAGCGCCCACCTCCGCCAATCACTCTATGTGACTGACCGAAAACACACAGTCGCCATGGCGGCGTGCGGGGCGTTCTGCCACAGTCGGCGCGCATCATTCGCCGATCGTGAAGAGGGAGTGCCGTGAAGGGCACCACTTGTAGGGCTGGCGCCACGCGCGCCAAAATGCCCGGTGCGCGCCTGCGTGCCGGGCTGGCTGCCTGTGTTGGCGGGGCGGTTGCCGCCGGGCTGCTGTGGGCGGCACCGGTGTACGCGGCAGGGCCGGCCGGGCGGCATGCGGCACCGCTGATCGATGCCGGTTCCGGTGCGGGGCACAAGTTCCGTTCCTCGGGCCGGCTCCTCGCGGGCCCAGGCGGCGGGACGGCGTGCACCGCGACGGTCATCGCGGCCTCCGCCGAGCCTGCTCCGGCACAGAAGGCGCTGGTCCTGACCAACGGCCACTGCGTGAGGGACACCCTGGGCACGAACGAGGTGGTCGCCGACCAGCCCGCGCCCGAGGGATGGTCGTTCACCCCCGCGTTCTTCCACGACAACACCGCCGAGCACAAGACGTTCGGGGTCGAGCGCGTCGAGTACGCGACGATGAAGGACACCGACGTCGCGGTGCTGCGGCTGTCAGTCACCTACGGCGACCTCGCGCAGCTGGATGTCACCCCGCGCACCCTGTCGCCCACCGGCACTCCCGCGCGGGGCACGCGCCTGGAGGCGGCGCACGCTCCCATCATCGGCGTCCCGGATGACGAGCGGTTCCTGCGCCTGTCCAGCTGCCAGGTCACCGGCTCGGACGTGTCCGTGCACGAGTACACCTGGCTGTGGAAGGGCTTCGCCCGCACCGACTGCCGGGGCGTCAGCGGCGGCTCGTCCGGAGGCCCGGTGACCACGGCCACGGACAACCGGCTGGTCGGCCTGATCAACACTGTTGCCACGCCCGGCTATCTGGGCTGCGGCCTGGGCCGCCCCTGCGAGGGCAGCGCACACGGACTCGTCGTCCCGGCCGACGACTCCGTCTACGTCACGCCCGTCGACGCGGTCGCCTCCTGCCTGGACAGGATGGGCCTGCGCCTCCACCGCAACGGCTGCCGCTTGGACCCCGGCATCCAGGTCAACGTCCAGTTCAGCGGCACGGAGACGCAGAGCCACACGCCCGAGGGACCGGCCCGCTGGGACGCCCATATCACCGCAGGCGGGGGCGGCCACCAGTCCTACGTCGCTTTCAAGACAGGCCCGTTCGGCGCGACCGACTGCACGAACCCGCAGGGCTACGGCCGTCCGCAGCGGCTCGGCAAGGGCGGCGCCGACTATGCCCGGCTCCTGCCGACCCAGGACAACCTGTACGTGCTGTGCGCGGCGGGCGGCCCGGATGCCACCTTCCAGGGCGCGGACTGGACCGCCTCCCTGACCCACCCCAGCTACGCGTACGCGCGCATCGACAACACCCCTCCGACCGTGGAGCCCTCCCTCGACATCCAGAAATTCGGTGAAGGCAGTGGTGCCGATTACCGGGTCCGCCCGGTCTTCGACCTCTGGGAGCTGACCTACTTCGAGATCAAGTACGGCCCGGCCGCCACCACCGACTGCGCTGACCTCTCGGGCTACCACCCCTACCGGCGTGTCCCGGTCACCCTCAGCGCGTCCGAAGGCCCGTGGACGTACTGCGCCGTCGGCTACGACAACGCCGGCAACCAGACGCCGCCGAAGGCGTTCCGAATCGAGTAACTCGCCCACCGAGCACGAAGGTGGTGCGGGCCGCGCGCCGGAGTGGACCGGTGCGCGCGGCCCGCCGCTCGATCCAGGCGGCGTGCGACCGCCCCGTCCCCTGGGCCCGGACAAGCGCCGTCACCAACAAGAAGGGGACACAGGAGTGGAACCCGCCGGAGCTGACCCTGGCAGAGCCCCGGTCGCGGCGACGGAAGAAGACGGATAAGGAAGGGGACCCGTCGTGAAGATCCACGATAGTGATGACGTGCCGTTCCTGCTGGAGAGGTCGGCGCGCGAAGTCATCGAGCTGTTCGACGGCAGCCGCATCACCCGCACCGCGCGCCTGAGCGACCACCACGACTGAGAGCCGGCCACCCCCGGCCAGCCCCACCATCAGTGGGCGATAAGTCTGATCCTTCTCGGTTCGTGATCGCTCGATCGTGTTACTGACGGACTTAACGCCCTCTCAGTGTTGGCTGGTAAAGGTGACCTATGCCTGATGCTGCACCTGTTGCCGCCCAACCCGCCTGTCACCAATGGAAGTTGCCGACAAGTGTCGACCCGAAGCTGCCGTCGCTGGGCAAGCTGATCGCCTGGCAGCGCACCCGATGCGCGTTATGCGGGGTAGCAACCGCCACGTGCGTGGTGGATCACGATCACACCACTGGACTCGTACGAGGGCTGCTCTGCTCTAACTGCAACACGCTTGAGGGCGTGAAGGGGCCCGCGGACGAGCCATTCGCTGCTTACCGCCGTAGGCCACCCACAACGATCTTCGGGGTCAGGCTCCCGTACTGCGCGCCAGAGGACTACCGATGCGATCGCTATATCGGCTATCTAGGCGTTCCGTCCGCTTGGTCCCCTGGGGTCAGCACTCTCGTCCTGCTCGACGACCCATCAGACCCCATAGCCGTAGCGGGCGCCATGGAGGAATACGAGCGGCATAGCCCAGGGATGGGGAGCATGGCCGAGAGTGCTCTGGTCGCGTTCGAGTGCGTGAGCCCTCTCCGTCCGGATGGCTCTTGCGGCGATCAAGATAGGCACCTGGCAGGTGAACCCGTGCCAGGAACGGCGGTATTCGCGCCTACCCGCGCAGCGAGGGCGCAGAGCCTGACCGGCACCCTGGCAGCTGGCCTGACGCTGGACTTTCACAACGCACCACGGCGTCTGCCACGTCGCGGGTCGGCCCCTTTATGGAAGCGAGTCGACCGTTGAGGCGGTAGCACGCGACGCTAGCCACCTGCTCTCCCCAAGGTTCCGGGGCCCGATCACCGGACCCCCAGGGAGAAGCCCGTCATGGCAGGCGAGACCGCCAACAACAACGAAATCGTCATACCCTCGCTCACCCGCGTGTGGCTCGCCCAAGTCGGCACCGCCGCGCCAGCCGACGCCACCGTCGCGATGCCCACGGGCTGGCGCGCCGTCGGCCTCACGACCGAGGATTCACTGAAGTTCAACAACGAACCGAACTTCGAGCAGGTCCGCAGCGCCCAGTCCTCATACCCGACCCGCACCTTCCAGACGCAGGATGCGTCGACGATCGAGGTCGACCTTCAGCAGTGGTCCGGAGCGAACTTCAAGGCCGTGTACGGCGGTGGCGAGATCGCCGAGGTCACCGCCCAGGACTCCAAGAAGCACTACAAGTTCACCCCGCCCAGGATCGGCGGCCGCACCGAGATCGCCGCGTGCATCGAGGTGATCGACGGCGGCAAGCACTACCGCTACATGGTCCCGCGCTCCATGCAGATGGAGGGCGTGAACACCGAACTCGCCAAGACGAAGGAAGCCGTCCTGCCTCTGCGCCTGGCGGTGCAGGGCGGCGACGACGCCGACGCCTGGTACGTCATCACCGACGACCCGTCGTTCGCCCCGGCGGTCGTAGCGCCCCCGGCTGGCGGCTGACCTCTCGCGGCAGCGCGCGACACAAGCCCTACCGGCTTGCCAGTGTCCGCGCGCTGCCGCACCCCGCGACTCAGCCCGCACCCACGAGAGGCCAGCCTTCATGTCCTTCGTCATCGACCTCGACGCCGCCGAACGCCGGGAAGTCCAGTACCCCAACGGCATACCGATCAAGTACCGCGAGGAACAGTTCATCTACCCGGCCGAACTGCCGGCCAAGGCGCTCGATCCGCTGCTGTCCGACGAACTGGACCTCGTCGGCCTCCTCCGCGACGTCATCGAGGCCAGCGAGAACCCGACGGCTGCCATCGTCATCGACCTCATCTTCAAGCGCCCCAAGCTGCCACGCCGGTTCGTTGACGCGATCTACGAGGTGCACCGCATCCTTCTCGGCGAGGAGGAGTACAAGCGGTTCGAGAGCATGGGCCCCTCTCTCCCCGCGTACGTCCGCCTCACCGTGGGCCTGATCAAGGTCTATGGGGTTGACCTGGGAAAGTCCTTCGGACTGGCCGACTCCTCCGAGAGCGATGGGGAGACGTCGAGTCCGACCTCAGCCGATTCCACCACGGGCTCGACGCCCGAGGAATCTGGCGACAGCCAGGAGAGCCCGGCTTCATCGGACTGAGGCGTCTGATCGTCCTGATCGACGGCCTCCCCGAGGACTCGCGCGTCCAGTCCGCCCAGATCAACGGGTGGACCAAGGAGACGGAACTCCTGGCTCAGCTGATCGAAGAGGTCAGCATCCTGGCCGCCGACCGGCGACGTGAAGCACCGACGTCCATCCCTCGCCCGTACAACCCCGCCGACGCCGCTCCCCAGCGGCCCGGCGCGCATTCGCAGCCGCCGCCCGCCCCCAAGCTCACGGGGCACCGGCAGATGCTCGCGGCCGCGATGCAGAGAGGAATGGTCCGCAGTGGCTGAGGGCCTGCAGGCTGGCCGCCTGGACGTGCCGGTCGTCGCCGACCTCGCCGGGTTCGCGCGTGAACTGCGCACTAAGGTCGAGACGGCCGCCGAGGGCCTGGCTGTCAAGGTCAAGATCAAGGTCGATTCGAAGGGTCTGCGCAAGAAGCTCGAGACCGCCGTCAGAGAGGCGTCGAAGGGCGTCACCGCGAAGGTCAAGATCAAGGTCGATGACCAGCGGCTCCGCACGGAGCTGGACAACGTCGCGCGGCGCATCGCCGGTACGGACGTCCGTGTGCCCGTCCGGCCTGACGGCGACTCCGACAGCCACAACCGCAGCGGGGGCCTGCTCTCCGGTGTCCGCGACCTGATCCGCGGCGCGCAGGGCGAAGCCGACCACACCCCGGTCAACGTGCCGGTGCAGATGCGGCTCCCGCGCGGCCGCGGGTCGATGCGAATGCTCGGCATCGGCTCTCTGCTCTCCCTCGCACAGCCTGCCGTCGCCGCGCTCACCCAGTACGGCGCCGGCCTGACCGCGCTCGTCTCTGCCGCCGCGCCAGCCGTCGGCGTCCTCGGAGCGGTACCCGGTCTGATCGCCGCGGCCGGCACCGCGGCGATCGGCACGAAGGTGGCCTTTGGCGGGTTCGGCGAGGCTCTGAAGCAGACCCTCAAGGCCCAGCAGCAGACCGCCTCCGGCGCCAAGCAGACCAAGGCCCAGCAGCAAGCCCTGGCGCAGTCCCTCGAAGGGCTGTCCACGTCCGCCCGCAAAAGCGTGACGACGGTCGCCTCCCTGAGCGGCGCGTGGCGCAAGATGCGCCAATCGGCGCAGGAACGTTTCTTCTCCCGGGTCGCGGACGAGATAAAGCCCCTGTCGGGCTCGGTGCTGCCACTCCTGGAGGACTCTCTCGGCGACACCGCAGGCCAGATGGGCAACCTGGCCAAGCGGGGCGCGCAGTTCATGCAGACCGGCCCGTTCCGCCGGGACTTCAAGAAGATCGCGTCCACCAACAGCACGGCCATCGGGCACATGACCGACGGGCTAGCCAATCTCGGGCATGCGAGCCTCGACTTCGTGGTGGCCTCTGGCCCTTTCGTCGAGCGGGTCAGCCGCGGTGCTGAAAGGTTCACTCAGTGGGCGCGGGCCTCCGTCCAGGCAGGGCGCGAGACCGGATCCCTGACACGCTTCCTTGATCACGCTGGGGACAAGGCGGCACAACTCGGCCGCTCTACCTGGGACCTGGTCAAGGGACTCGGGGGTGTCGGCAAGGCCGCTCAGGACTCGGGGGACGCCCTCCTCGACGGGTTCGAGGGCTCCATGGCCCGCTTCAAGCGGTGGGCGAGCTCGGCTAAGGGCCAGGCGTCGACGCGGCAGTTTTTCAGCGACGCGGCTCCGACTTTCCATGAGTTGAACCGGCTGGTCGGGGACTTCTTCCGTGGCCTGGGCCGGGCCGCGAAGGACAACGGCGTCACCAATCTGATCCGGCAGATCCGCACGGAACTGATGCCGGCGCTTGGGTCTTTCTTCGACACCATCGGCCATTCGATCGGCCCTGCCCTGATCAGCCTGGTCTCCAACCTGGCCACCGCGATCGGGAACTTGTCGGCTGCCGGAAGTGGACTCGGCGTCCTCCTGGCCGCCTTCAATGGGCTGTTGCACGTCTTCAACTCTCTGATGGGCGTAATCCCCGGCGCGAACACTGTGCTGGCCGTGTTCCTCGGCACGATGCTCGCACTCAAGGTCGTCACCGCGGTGTCGACCATGTTGCGCGGCTTCGGTACGTCGATGGCCGCGACCGCGCGCTCGGCAACGTCGCTGGGCACCGTGATGCGGGGAACCCTCTCGCCTGGAGTGATCGGGCCGCAGGCCACTGTGTGGCAGCGCATGGGCCTTGCCTACCGAGGTGCCGCCACCGAAGGAGGTCGCCTGACCGGCACGTTGCGTGGGATCGGGGCCGCGAACACGGTGGCCCGGCGCGCCATGGGTGGCATGGTGTCCGCGCTCGGCGGTCCGCTCGGTATCGCGATGGCCGGTGTGACGATCGGGCTCGGGCTCCTCGCCGCGAAGCAGGAAGCCGCGGCCCGAGCGGCTGCCGCGCACGAGGAGCGCATCAGCTCCTTGGCGCAAGCCCTCGCGGACTCGAACGGACAGATCGACGCGAACGTCAGGGCTCAGGCTGCCCAATATTTGCAGGACGTCAAGCTCTCCGACGGCAAGGGCAAGCTCGTCGACACCCTCCGCAGCGCCGACGTCAGCCTTAAGCAGGTCACGGACGCGTACCTCGATCAGGGCGGCTCGATCGACGGGCTGGAGAAGAAGCTGCGCGGTCTCGCGAAGGAGACCGAGCACTACGTGTCGCTCGGCCCCAAGGCCGACGTGAAGAAGATGACGCCCCAGGGCGAGAAGTACAAGGCCGCCGCGGACGCCCTGAGGGGGATGAACGGCGAGCTCGACAAGTCGAAGTCGAAAGCGAAGGACTTCAACGAGGCGGTCAACGGCACAGCCAGCACGGGCACGTCTGCATACGATCGACTCCAGTCCGCGGTCCAGGGGTTCAGCGACAAGACCAAGAGCGCGGACGAGCGGGTCGACAACCTGCGGCGTGCCCTCGACGCCCTCAACGGCAACTCCGGGTCGTTCCACGACGCGACCGCCCAGCTCAATAGCGTCCTGCTCCAGATCGACGACACGATGAAGGGCAATATCGACCGCGCGCAGGGCTGGGGCAAGGCGCTGGTTGACAGCGACGGGCTGGTGAACACGGCCAGCCGCAACGGTCAGACCCTGAACGGTCAACTCACCGAGCTGCGCGACTCGATGCTCGCCGTCGCTACCAAATCGCAGGAGGCCGCGGAACAGGGTCTGATGCCCATGTCCGAAGCGATGGACAAGGGACAGAGCGCAATGGAGCGGGCCCGTGCGAAGGCCATCCAGCTCGCTGTGGACATGGGTATACCGAAGACACAGGCGAAGGCCCTCGCCGACCAGATGGGCTTCATCCCGGACACCGTCACCACATTGATGACGACCAAGGGCATCCCGGAGTCCACAGCCCAGATCCTCGGGCTGCGTGCCAAGTTGGACAGTCTCGGCAGCGGAAGGTCGATCACCGTCAAGGCGCCCACGGCCGAAGCGAGGAAGCAGCTCGAAGCACTCGGCTTCAAGGTGCAGTCCCTGCCTGGCGGCAAGAACGTGAAGATCACTGCCCCGACCGGAGGAGCCCGGGTCAGTATCGCTGCCCTTGCCCGGGACATCGCGAACGCTCCGAACCGCAAGAACGTCACGGTCAACGCCATCATCAGGAAGGCCGCCGGCGATCTCCAGGCGATCCGCGACAGGGTCGCGGGCCTGCCGCCCGGCAAGAAGCTGAAGATGGAAGCGCCCACCGCGACGGCGCAGCAGATGATCAAGGACCTGGGGTTCAAGGTCAAGGCCCTCAAGGGCAAGAAGGTCGAGATCACGGCGCCCACCGGGTCGGCTTCCTCCCAAGTTCAAGCGATCCAGCGGAAGATCAACAGCCTCACGGGCAAGACAGTCCATGTCACCGTCGAATACTCGACCAAGGGCAAGCCGTACGTCTCCGAGCACGCTGATGGCGGCATCGTCCGCTACGCCCAGGGCGGCATCCGCGCGATGGGCAGCAAGATCAAGTCGTTCGCGAACGGCAGCGAACGGCACGTCGCGCAGATCGCGAAGGCCGGGGAGATGCGGCTGTGGGCTGAGCCGGAGACCTACCCCGGCGAGGCGTACATCCCTCTCGCCCCGTCGAAGCGAGCACGGTCCGCGGCGATCCTCGACAAGGTCGCCCACTACTTCGGCGGCACGGTTGACTACCCCGACGACGTCCGCGGAGCCACGCCGTTCGCCAACGGCGCGGTAGCCCTCAACCGCACCATTCGCCCGGCGGCACCGCGCGCCTCCGTCCCGCAGGCCGTCAGTGCCGCCATCGTCGGCGGTGACCTCAACCTCACGATGACCGCCCGCCCCATGACTCCGGGAGAGGCATTGAACGACGCGATGTTCGAGTTGCGGCGGATACGCCGGGGAGGTGCCCATGTCGCTGGCTGAGGGTGAGTGGAAGCTGTCGTACAGCGCCAACGGCGTGCACCCCGGCGCCGCGTTCACGTTCGGCACCATCCGGTCCGGCTACTACCTGCTGGAGCCGCACGAGATCGCGTACGGCGACACCGACACCGGGGACACTCCGCTGCCCCGCGCGGACGGTATCCGGTTCGGGCAGGACTTCAAGGCCGCAGCGACTATCACCTTTGAGATCGGCGTGGACACCGTCGACGACGCGCTCACCCAGCAGGGCCGCCACGGCGCGAACCTCGACCGGTTGTCAGCCATGGGACAAGCATGGGACGCCGAGGCGCTGCGCCTGCGCTTCGCCACCCCGGCGGTGCTGTCGACCGTACAGGGCGGCCGGGCCCGCCGCTTCTACGGCAGGCCGAGGAAGTGGGCGCCCGCCGCATCGAAACTCACCCGGCAGGGCTACACCCCTGTGGTGGCAACCTTCGCGTGCCAGGACGACACCGCTTACGACGACGTCGAGCAGAGCGTCCCTGTCCGCATCCAGCCGCCGCCGCACCGTGGACTCGTCGGTCCATTGACCACGCCCCTGACGATGACGGGCGCCGGCTCGGGGAAGGTCCCCGGGGAAGTGATCGTGGGCGGCAACAAGGCCACCTGGCCAGTCGTCACCATCTACGGCCCCATCACCTCCCCCGCAATCGAAGTCGTCGGCCGGTGGAAGACGACGCTCGACCTCAGCCTCAAGGCGGGGGAGGTGATCGTCATCGATCCCCGCCCCTGGGCCCGCACCGTCCTGCGCAACGGCGCCTCGGTGGCCGGCCTCCTCTACCGAAGCTCCCCGCGGCTGGAGGACATGCGCCTGCCCGTGGGCCGCCAAGACTTCATTCTGCGGGGCACCGACGCTACCGCCACCGCGTACATGACCGTCGCCTGGCGCGACGCCTACGCCTACCTGTAGGCCAGCACGCGACGTAAGGCCCCGGCCGAGGACACAGTCCGCTGCCACATCACTGAGCAGCGGAGGTAAGCATGCCGTGGGACAGCGTGCCCTGGTTCACCGAAGGGGGCGCCGAGCACTCGTCCGAGGTCGCTCGGCTTCTGGCGTACGCCGCGTTCGGCGGCGCCGAAGGTGTGGTCGGGATCGGGGACCTGGCGGTGAGGGCGCTGGCCACCCCGACGGCCGCCGTGGGGATCACCATCGGGGCGTGCGCGATCCTCAACCGCTCTCTGGGTTCTCCGTATCAGGCGTACGCCGCACGGCTGCCCACCGGCGACCAAGTGCCGATCGCGGCGACCGGGGTGTCGGCGCGCAGTGACCTGATCATCGCGCGCATCGAGAACCCCTACTCGTACGGGGAGACGTGGCCGCAGCCCTCGGACCCCAAGGTCGGCCCGTACGTCTACACGCGGGTGATCTCCGGAGTGCCCAAGACCACGACGAACGTCCGGCAGGTCCGGCCTCTCGACTCGGCGATCACCCTGGCCCGGATCGACATTCCCGCCAACACATCGTCCATCACCGCGGCCATGATCAAAGACCTGCGCGAGATGGTCAGACCTCGCCGCGAACGACGGCTCTACACGGGCTTCCCGAGCGGTCTGAGCACCCTGACCTACTCCGACAACAAATGGCACAACTGGCCCGGGGAACCGGCCAGGTGGAACATCGATGTGCCGCAGTGGGCCAACAAGATCAAGATCATGACGACGTTGGCCGGCTTCCGCATGACCAAGGCCGACGTCTTCGCGTCCATGCAGAACGTATTCGGCGGCATCCTGGGCCAGAACACCGCCATCGATGACGACCAGGGCAACGCCACGCGGCGCAGTACCATCGTCATCGCCGACAGCCTCAACATCCCGTCATCCATGCGCGGCACGACACAGACCTTGTCGCTCCAGACGTACATGTCCAGGAGCGAGACCGGTGACGTGTCCGTGGACGGCTCTACGTCGATCATCGCGGACGTGGAATTCTCCGAGGCACCCGACCCGGAAGAGGGCTGATGGCGACCGGCTGGCGGTTCATCGCCCAACGCGCCCTCCCCGAGACCATCTTGGACTGGGAAGTGCCCTTCACTCTGTCCTCCAACCCCAAGCGGGACCTCTCCGGGCCCGGCTCGATGGCCGGAACCATCGAACCGGAGTACGCGCGCATGATCGGGCCGGACGGCAAACCGATCCTGCAGGAGTGGGGCACCAAGCTCTACCTGGAGATCGAGGGGTACATCCGATGGGGCGGCATCGTCACGAAAACCGCCTACGACGGGCCCAAGGCAAGCATCCAGGCCGAGGGGTTCTCCTGCTACCCGCAAGGCATTCCCTACGAGTCCTACATGATCTCAGGCGCCCTGATCACTCCCAAAGATCCCTATGCCGGTCGGGACAAAAATCACGACGGGTGGGTGGACGGCAAAAAGGGCAAGCAGCGCGTGCCCCCACCGCCCAAGCCCTACGGCGGGCCACGCATCGACACCTACGACGCATTCCGCAACATCTGGAACCACGTCCAGAGCCGCCCGTACGGCAACATCGGCCTGAAGATCGACACCCACGACCTGGGCGAGAATCTGGGCGCTGCCGACGGCTCCGACCCGTGGGAACTCGCTTGGTGGGACAACCCGGACTGTGGCCAGGCCCTCGACACGCTAACTCGCACGACCCCGTTCGACTGGGTCGAGACGCACGCCTGGGCTGCGGCCGACGGCAACGCCATCGACCACCGCCTCATGCTCGGCAAGCCGCGGCTGGGCAGGAAGCGCAACGACCTCCGCTTCGCGCAAGGCGAGAACATCATGGCCATCGCCAAGCCCGAAGGCATGGGCGACGACTACGCGAATGAGGCCGTCGTCCTCGGCAAAGGCGAGGGCCGCAAGATGAAGAGGGCGCAGGTCCACCGCTACGACGGCCGGCTGCGCCGAGTCGCCACCGTCACCGACAAGACCCTCGCATCAGACAAGGCACTGCGCACCCGCGGCGAGAGGGAACTGGCCGGCCGAACGCAGGCCCTCCAGATCCCCGCCATCCAGATCGTCGACCACCCCAATGCCCGGTTCGGCTCTTGGGCTCTCGGCGACGACATCCGCATCCAAGTCCATGTCCCCTGGGTCGGCGACGTGGACGTGTGGCACCGCATCGTCAGCGACGAGATCAGCGCCGACGGCATGGTCGTCCTCACCCTCAAGCGCTCGGACAGCTTCCAATACTGACCTTCCCTGCTCCCCCGAGAACAGCAGCACGCGACGTAAAGCGCCACCGGGGCGCACCATCCCGCGCCATGGTCAACTTCTTGGACACGCAGTCAGACGCCCAGCGCCTCGCCGCACTGCTGGCCGAATACGACCGTCGCCTCCAGGCGCTGGAGCGCACCACACAGGCCGCTCACACCAGCATCGAGGGCGGCTCGATGGACATCTACGACACCGACGGCACACTCAAGGGGTCCGTCGGGGTCCAGCCCGACGGCGGCGTGGCCCTAGTTCCGGTCAACACCGACCCACCGCCCACGCCCACACCGCCCACCATCGAGCCGGTCCTCGCCGGGCTACTGGTCGGCTGGGACGGCCTGTGGGACGACTCGTACGCCACCCCCAGCGACTTCTCCCTCGTCCAGGTCCACGTCGGCCCGAGCGCCGAGTTCACCCCCGACCTGTCCACGCTCGCCGCGACGATCACCAACGTCGCCGGCGGAACCATCACCGTCGCCACCGCCGAGTACGCGAGCGTGTGGGTGCGCCTGGTCGCCGTGAACGCCGCCCAAGTCGTCGGGCCCCCATCGACCGCAGTCCAGGGCACGCCCCGCCAGGTCGACAGTCCGGACCTCTCACAACTCATCGACCTGGCGATGTGGCTCAAGGACGAAAGCGTGCCGGGCTCCAAGCTCGTGCGCGAGACGATTGGCGCCGACCTCCTGGCCGCCAATTCGGTCGTCGCCGGGAAGATCGCCGCAGATTCGATAACCGGCCGGGAGGTCAAAGCCCAGTCCCTCGAAGGGCTCCACATCAAGGCCGGCACTCTGGACGCCACGCACATCAAGGCCGGCAGCATCGTCGCCGAACTCATCGCGGCCGACGCGCTGAACGGCAAGGTCATCACCGGTTCCACGGTCCAGACCGGAACGGCCGGAGCACGCATCGTGCTCGACAAAGCCATGCGCCTCTACGACGCCAACGGGCAGCTGGCAGCCGAAGCGAAACTCGCCGACTCCACCACGGACGTCGGCTTCGCCGCCTACAACACCTCGGGCTTGGGCCGCTATTACTCGCTGCTCAGCCGCGGCTACGTCCGCTTCGGCAAAGAGGGGATCCCGTACGCAGGGCTGCCCGGCATCGACCACCTGGTCGCCGGGGGAAACATCAGCAACGTCCGGCTGTTCTCAGGGTCCGTGGGCACCACCAGCGGCGTCATGGCAGCCATGTGGCTCATCGGCGCGCCACCGGACGGATCCTCTCTGCCGCGCATCGAAATGGCCTCCAACGCCATGGACAGCCGGTGCGACCTCTTGGTCAGCGGCATGGTGACCTCAAGGAACATCATCACCGGCACCGTCTACATCACGCCGGCGGTCGCCAACGTCCCTCAGGCGGTCAGCATTACTGGTCTCAACGTCGCCGGCAGTACGCACCGAGGCTTCGTCGGTCCGCACAGCTCGGTCCCTGGTACGGGCCTCGTCGCCTGTACCTCCACAGATGTCACGAGTCAGGGCATGACGATCTGGCTGACACGAAGCGACACCAAGGTCCGCACGACAGTGGACTGGATGATCATCGGGAGCTGAGATGGGAACTGAAGACGTGGAAACGCGCCCCCCGTCGATTCGACGGATGGCTCAGTGCCACACCGAGGGCTGCCCAGCCGCGGCAGCCGAGCCGTGCGAAGCCGTGCTGTACGAGAACGTCGGTGAGCCGAAGTACATCGCTGTCTGCGGCCAGTGCGGCGAGATCATTACGGACCTCACCGAGGTCCCCTCGCCCTCATAGGCCGCCCGGAGCAGGCCACGAAGCGACACAAGCCTTCTGGTCCTGCACGGTGCGCTCTGCGGGGAGCCGCGGACCTCCACTGTCCCTGCTCCCGCGCACCCATGACCGATCGACCGAGGGAGCGCCAGTGGATGGACTCGTCTCGCTGGCACCCGTACTGACTCCCCTCTTCGGGATGGTCGGAGCCTTGGGCGGCGCGTGGCTGGTGTACCGGCAGACCAGACGCAAGAACGACAGCGATGCCCAGGTGGCCGCGATCAAGACCGTCACCGATGGATTCACCAGCCTCCTGGAGCAGCAGCGCGCGGCCGCGACCCAGACCCAGGAGCGGATGGCGTCCCTGGAGGCGAAGTACAGCGACCTCGAGCGCCGCGTCGAGCACCTGCAGGAGGAGCAGCGGCAGTGGCGCCGCTGGAAGGCCGCCGCGATCGAGTACATCCACGACCTGCGCGACCTGGTCCGCGACGTGCTCCACCGCCCGGCTCCGGAGCCACCCGACGAGATCGCCTCCGACCTTGAGCAGCGCGATCCCGCGTAGATCAGCGCACGACACAAGCCCGCCGGCACCTGCACGCTCTGCCCGCCACATCACCCAGTAGAAGGGCAGAACCCCTATGTCGACCCTCGATTCCATCACCACCGGCGCCCAGGTCGGCGCTCTCCTCCCGCTGCTCACCGCGATCGTCCAGCGCCCGGCCTGGTCGACTGAGGTGAAGAAGGTGGTAGCCGTCGTCCTCGCCCTGGCCGCGGGCGTCTTCACCGTCGCCGCGTCCGGTGGCTGGGAGCAGTTCCAGCACGGCGCCCTCACCTTCGCCACGCTCGCCACCGTCCTCGCAGCCTCGCAGTCCACGTACGACCTGATCTGGAAGCCGAGCAAGGTCGCCCCTGTGATCGAGTCGGTTACCAGCCCGAAGCGCCCGGAACAGGCCGGGTAGCACCGCGGGCGTCGGTCCGCACTGACGCCGGCGGGTATCATCCGCACGAAGGTGGCCGCTTCGCCGCCGAACCCACTGCGTCGAGGGTTGCTGCTGGTTTCTGGGAGTTTGGGTTCCCCTTTCCTCCCGGGTCTGGCCAGCAGACACCAGCCCGAGACCACTGCGCGCGTGCAGAGCGCTCAGGGCCGGAGAGTGGTTGCTCCTGCGATGACCCGGCACACGGAGTGGGTTCGGTTGCGAGGCGGCCATCGCCTACTACGCACCAGCCGCCACAAGCGGCACGCTGCGGCTTGAGAGCAGCAAGTCGCTACGACCAGGAGGAACCGCGGGGATGTCCGACGCGCAGCCACCTGCCGTGGAGATCACGGCAGAGGTCGAGCGCCTGAAGGAGATGTCGCACCAGGCGTTCTTCGAGGCGTGGACCACGTACGTACAGGGCGGCACCGACCGGCGGGCACCGCGCGAGGTGCAGGGGGCCGCTTTCCGGTCCCAGGATCTGGCCAGTCGTACGCTCACCGCGGCCGATCGCGCTGCCCGCGAGTTCAAGACGGTCGTGGCGCGCCAGGACGGCGAGTCGAAGCGCGAGTACCAGGCCCGCATCAGCGTCTTCCGCCAGCAGCTTCAGGCCGCACGGCAGCCCATCGTGGCCGCGGTCGAAGACCTTGCCGCGGACGAGGTCGAGTACCTGGCGCAGCTCGACGACGAGGCGTTCGCCGCGGAGTGGTCGGCATTCGTCCAGAGCGTCGCCGGCAGAGCCCGGTCAGGCCGCGACTATGTCCAGGGGCTGGCCTTCCGATCGCCAGAGGTGGCCCCACGCACCCAGGCCCTGGCCGTGCAGATGATGCGCACCCCGGAGAAGTTCCTTCCCGCTGTGGAGGGCGAGTCGCGCAAGGCGCACGTAGCGCGCGTCTCACAGCTCCGGTCAAGGTTGGAGGCTGAGCTCCGGTTCCTGCAGTACACGCTGAACTACTCGGTGGCGCGGTGGGGCCGGATGCCGACCGCGCCGAACTACCGTCTCCAGGCGATGCGGCTCCTCGCCGAGAAGTACCCCGAGGAGTTCTCCCAGTTGCGCAACGCGGTGCGCAACGACGCGCAGAAGGCGCGCGAGGAGGTGCGCCAGCAGCGGCGGATAGCGCGCCGCGCGCAGGCGCGCCAGGGGAACTGACGACGCCATCCCCACCCTGGGCGCGCACGAATCGGGCGCGCCCTTTTTCATACCTGAGCGCGCCCGCGCCGCGGCAGCGCGCCACCGTCCCGCCGGACAGCACCCGCGCCGCCGGGTCGTGGCAGCACGAGAACGGGGCGCGCCTGAGCATGACGCGCTGAGCGAATCCCCAAGTGAGGCCGTGGCGCGCCACCTCGGTAGCGCGCGCCTCTGGCGCGTGGCGCGCCTGTTGGATGGCGCGCCACAGTAGTGCCGGCGCGCCACGGCGGGCGCGCTGAGCAGGGTGCCGCGCGCCACTGGATGGCGCGCGGCTCAGAGGCGCGCTCTTCGGGGCGCGCCGGTTCCGGGCACCTCCGGCGCGCTGTCGTTGCGGCGAGGGCGCGCCGGCGAAGCCGGGTAGCGCGGACCCGTGGCAAGGCTAAGGCGCGCCTGCGCGGTGGCTGGAGTCGTGCAGGCGCGCCTTCTGTAGGTGACGTGACGTGATGCGGAAGGCGCGCCCTGCCCCGGCCCCGGACCGGATCGGGCGCGCCTCGTGTGCCGTCACCTCACGTCACCTCACCCGGTGGTGGCGAGGTCGGAGTAGAGCGTCGCGAACATGGACGCGATCTTGAGTTCCGGCTTGCCCGCGAGTCGGTAGGCGTTGGCGATGTCGCGCTCGCCGCGCTCCTCCAGCAGGCCGATCACCATGGGGCGGTTTTCGATGACGTGCGAACGCAGCTTCACCATCGGCGGCGGCGTCCCCTCGTTGTTCGGGTCGGAGATCGCCTCCAGGTGCTCGCTCATTGTCATGCCCAGGATGCGGGCCTGGATCTCCGCCTCGGTGAGCAGCACGGCCATGACCTTGTTGACTCGGTTCGCCTGGGCAGGTCGCGGCCGGGGCAGGTCCTGGGGCTCCTCGGCTTCGCTGACGTCCTCGGGCTGCTCGGGGGCGGGCGGCTCGGTGGCGGGGTCCGGGGGCGGCGGCGTGCCCTCCCCTGCTGGCTCCGGCTCGTCCCCGTCGGTCGGGCCGCTCTTCTCCTCCTCGCCGGACAGGTGGGGCGACGTCTCGACGGAGGAGGGGGTGCCCTCGTCCTGGCCGTTCTTCGCCTGCTCGGCCTTGGTCTTGAGGTGGTCAAGGGACTTGGTGATCAGGTCGTCGGCGCTCATCACGCCCCACCCGGTGTCCGTCTTCACGGCCCCGAGGGTGCGGCGGCCGTGCTCCTCGCGCAGCTCGCGCAGGGCGTTCTCCGGGTCGGTGGGGTGCATGAGAGCGTCGCGGATGAGCTTGGCGGCCTGCTCGCCGGTCAGCGCCGGGGCCGGGCGCGCGGCCTGCTGCTGTGGCTGCTGGCCCGGTTCTTGCAAGCTGGCGTCGGGACGCAGCTCGGAGGTCGAGCGGGACTCGGCGGCGTCCTGCAGACCAAGGCGACGCAGCAGGGTGTCCACGGTGAAGTCGTGGAAGCGCTGACTCTCGCCGGGCTTGATGTCCATGTGCAGGGTGCGCACGCCGGTCAGCCAGGCTTCGCCGATGGCGTGGAGATCCACGATCGCGTCGACGGCGGCAGGCAAGTTCTTCTCCGCCTTCACCTTCCGAGTCGTGTTCCTGGTGGGCTTGTCGTTCTCGAAGGCAGTGACGATCTCCGTGCGGGCGAGCAGCAGGCACGGTCCTTGGTGACGGCGGAGCAGCCACAAGACCTCGCCCCAGCGGTCCTTGGCGCGGTTCCACAGGTCGGAGTCGATAACGACCGGGTCGTCGAGGGTGGGAATGCGGGAGCGGTTGCGCTGAGCCTTCGCTATGGCGCGGTTGCGGGCGTACATGGCGATCTCGTCGCTGAGCATGTCCCACAGGGAGGTCATGGAGTCGATGACCAGCATGTTCGGCTTGCCGTCGACGCGGGGCTGGTGGTTCACCCATCGGATCGCGTCGAGGATGTCCTGGTACGAGCCGTCGTGCGGAACGATCTCATAGGCGGCGCCGGGCACGCGGCCGTAGTAGTCGGCGGTCCCCTCAGTACCACCGATCTCGATCCAGTACGTCATGCCGATCAGCTCGGAGCTGGAGCCGCGGGCGGCCTCATAGCTCTTGCCGGACTTCTCGGGGCCGGTGAGCAGGATGATCGGCGGGTTTGGCTTGCCGGTGGGCTTCCGGCTCTTGCGGGTGCGCTGGGGCGCGATGATTCCAGCCACGGAACGGGCCTTTCGCTTCGGGTCTTCCGGGTTGCTCTCCCGGATGCTGCGGCGTTCAGAGCCTTAACCTCTCGCCCTGACGCGCGCTGTACTATTTTAGCGTGTCTGGCCTGAAAATCAACCTTGCAGCAGCTCAGAGGCCGGATTCTCCGCGGCCGGATCAGTGTCCTCGCGTGCCCCCGGTACCAGGCATCCAGTCATCCCAGGGCCTCGCCGAGCACGACCAGGTCGACGAGTTCGTGACCATCGCCCGCAGCCGGCGCGCCTCCTGAATCCGCTCGCTGCTCCCCCTGCTGGAGCTGATGCTGCCTACCCCCTGACGGGCCAAGCCGGACAAGTCACGGTACGCACGGGAGGCCGCGAGGGGAGCAAGGATCTCGGGGGTCATGAACGGTCCGATCGTGCCAGCGGCGGGCGCCCCGGATCGGGTGCGCCCGCCGCGAAGTCGTGCGGGTGGCGGGACGTCAGGGTGCCTGAGTAGCTTCGGTATCGGCCGCAAGGTCGTCCATGTTCACACCGTCGCCGCGCTCCTGCTGCTTCTCCGCCTCGTACCGGGAGACGAAGCGCGGACCGACGTTCTTCCGGCCGTTCTGCGGGCTTTGCCCAAGACGGCGGCCGAGCTGCGTCGGGTTCAAGTCCCCTCGCGGACCGAAGCGGTACTCCTCGTCAGCGTCCCTGGCGGCCTTGTAGATGGCGTACAACTCCTCCTCGGGCAGCACCTGCACCGGCTCGATCTTCGGGGTGTCCTCCGGCTCTTCCTCGGACCGCTGCGACGTCTCACCCTTCGGGTCGGGCGCCGGTTCCTCGGTCTGCTTCTGCTCAGGTGCACGCTTCTGCGCGGGAGCCTTCGCCACGGGACCGGACGTCGGCCCCTTCCGCGGCGCCGCGGAGACGGGCACCGCGGTGTCGAGCAGCGCGCCGGTACCGTCCTCGTCGACCCAGTCCGATCCCGCACCGCGCGCGCGAACGAACCCGGAGATGTGGAGCCCAAACGAGCCGCCGAGGGGCACCATCGCGGCGACGGCGCTGCCGACCACGTACACGTACACGCGGTTCTCCGCCATTACGGTCGGGGCGTCGCCGGCACTGAACCACTCGGACAGCGCGACCATGGCGTGACCGACGTTCGCAGCAATCGAGATGCACAGCAGGAACGCGAAGATGCCCCACAGCGACCAGTAGTAGCCGCCCTCGCGTCCGTCTTGCCCGCGGCGCCGAATAGAGGTGACCGCCCCGGCATTGAAGGCGAGGAGTAGTTCCAGCGAACCGGCCATCGCCCCGGCCGCGAACGTGGGGAATCCGATGAGTGTCCCGGCCCAGTGGAGTTGGTAGAGCGAGGCAAGCATCATCCCGAAGCCCGCCGTCGCGGCTCCGATGCGCAGGTTGCGGTGCCAATCCCGCAGCTCCCGCTCACCCTGGGTGATGGCACGTATGGTGGGCAGCTTGGGCAAGACACGTCCCTTTCGTTCGGGTCTTCCCGAGGACCTATGCTCGTCGGCCCTCAAGTTGCCCAAACGATATAGCGTCCTGCGCCCGGCGTGCTTCCCTACGTTCCATCACCGGCCAGTACGTGGGCGGACGTTCACCACTCCAAGGGCTTGCGGGGCGTGCGCCGGTCAGGCCCGAGAACCTTGGCCAGGTACGCCCGGTCCTCGATGCGGGAGAGCAGTCGCTCGCCGAGGACGGCCTTGATGCCGTCGCGTCGCAGGTTCGTGGAGAACAACGTCGGTCTACCCGACGCCAGTCGGGAGCCGACCAGATCGGTGGTTACTCGACGGACGAACTCCGTCTGCACGCCCTCCATTTCGCCGCACAGCTCGTCGAGGATCAGTACGTCCGGGTCTTCGACGTGGCGCTTGCGGACCTGGTACCGGCTCATGTCGTCGGGCCCCCCGTCGGGACGGAGCCACGTGAGGTACGTGGAGTGCTGTACGAACCGCACGAGGAGCCCGCGGTCGCTGGCCTCGTTGCCGAGCGCGGCCACCGCGGTGGTTTTCCCCGAGCCGATGTTCCCGGACAGGATGAAGTGCATGACATTGGGACGCGCCTTCTTCCGCTTGGCCTCGACGACCGAGTCGAGCCAGCCGCTCAGCGCCTGGGGCCGCTGGTTGTCGTCCAGGTCGCAGAACCGCCACTTCAGGTAGTCGTCATGGTCGGCCGCCTTCATGCTGTTGAACCAGGCGAGAGCGCGGGCGCGGGCCTGCGGGACCGAGACGTCCTCCCACAGCTCAAGGTCATCCGCCTCGGTCGGCGCGGGCACGCCGAGCTGCGAGAGGTCGGCCCCGCCGCGCCGAAGGGCCGCGACCATGCGGTCCGTGATCTCGAACAGTCGCTTCGGCTCACGCTCGGGGACGACGCGTTCGGCTGCCAGGGTGCTCACTACTCTTTCTCCTTTCGCATCAGGCGGGGACGATGCCGAACGTGGCGCCGCCGTCGAGGTCGTTGGGGGCACCCGGGGCAGGCGGCTCGCCGGTGCCGTACGTTCCCCAGGTCGCGGCATCGCTGTAGGGGGCGGGTCTGCCCCCGTACTGGGCAGGCATCGGCTTGTTGTTCCGCTCATCGCTCAGTGCACGCTGGAACTGGTGCGCTGTAGGGAAGTGAACCCCGGTGCGCTGGAACGCCTTGGCTACCTGCTTCTGCGTGTACTTGGCCTCCAGGGCCTGCTGGCTGAGCTTGACGAGCCCGAAGTACCAGCCGGATTTCTGCTTGCCCGCGTAGGGGCCCAGGTACTGCGTGGCGTGCTCGTAGTACCAGGTGGCAACTTCTTGGGCGGGCGTCTTCCCTTTGGCCTCCCTGGTCGTCGGCTCCTCCTGTTTCTCCGGCTGCTGGGCCTTCTTCTGCGCGGCGCAGCGAGCGGCGGCCGGCGGGGCGGTACGCGGCTTCTTTTTCGGCTTCGCCTCCGGTCCCGGGTCCGGGGCGGCGTCGGCGTCGGCGGGGGCTTCGTCCGGCACGGTCGACTCGGGGTCGAGCGCGAAGCCGTCCGGGCCGAGGGTGCTATCGGGGTAGCGGACGCGGAACGAACCGTCTTCCTGCTCGACGACGGGGACGTCCAGCTTTCCGCCGAAGGTGACGTAGTCCTGGGCCCACTGCTCCACGGGGTACTCGCTGACCGCCGCCCCCATGGCCGTCTTGCCGTCGAGGAAGCGCCGCCGCTCCAGTCGGTAGTAGCCGTGCGCGGCCAGCTCGTGCAGTGCCTTGCGGACGGCGTCACGCCCCTCGCGTCCCTCGCCCCGGGCGAGTTGCTCGGAGCGGACGTTCCAACTCTCGTGCTGGTCGAGGCAGTACGTCAGCAGGCCGAGGGCGCGGAAGCTGATGCGGTCGTCACGGGCGGTCTGGGACTCGACTTGGACGAAGTAGGTGCGCCGGTTCCTTCGCACCGCGCTGCGGTTGGTCACGCTGCTGCCTCGCTCGTCTCCAGCGGCAGCCGGAAGTAGGTGTGCCACGTCTTGCGGCCGTGGGCGCCCATTTCGTACACGCGCTGCGACTCGACCATGCCCTCTTTGCGGAGTTCGGAGAGGGGTTCGCGCGCCTGGTGGTTGGTCAGGTTGCATGCGTCGGCGGCGTCTTGGACGCCGACCCATCCGCCGTCGCTCTCCAGGGCGAGGTAGCAGTACAGGCGGAACGCACGGTCGGATATGCCCCCGGCGCGCGCCGGACCGATGTCGGTGTGGGTGGACAAGGGTGATCCTTCGGGAAGGGCCCGGTCCCACGGAGGGTGCGGCCGGGCGTCGTTCGACTGTGCGCGCGGGCTACTGTCGCGAGCCGCGGTCGGGCGCGGCGGGGAGCATCGGCACGCCGCGCAGCAGCCCGTCGAGCTGCCCCTCGCGGAAAGCCTCCATCACGGCTTCCTGGCCGCCCTCCTTCCAGCGGAGGGCTACGGAACCGGTCGGCTTGCCACCGGGAATGCGGGTCAGGCCGGGGATCTCTTCGCCGGTGAGCTTGTCGACGATGACACCCGTCGCCTTGTCGTAGATGGCGCGCTTGATCATCGCGTCCCGGAAGGCGGGGCGTGCCTGGATGATGACCTCCGCCTCGCCCTTCTCCTCGGCGAACTCGTTGAACGCATCCTCATCGCCAACGACGTACTTGTCCTTGGAGATGGCCACCGTGTGCGTGGCGACGGCGACCCCGTTGACCTTGGCATCGACAGACTTGGTGCTGCTCTCGGGGTTCTCGTACGCGTCAAGGAGCGGACCCTTTACGGCGGCGATTTTCTCGTCGATCGCGGGCACGACGTGGTCCTTGAACAGCTTGGCGAAGACCGAGAGCAGGGCGGCGTCGCCCAGGGACAGGGCGGGCTCCGGCGCCTGGACGGCGTCGTCGTACGACATGGTGGGTCCTTTCTCACCCTCGGCTTGGCCCAGGGCTTTTCGGGTCTGTCCTGGGCGGGGCGTAGAGGGCTTCGCCAGCAAGTACGACAACCGGCGAAATCTGTTACACCTAGGCCCAGGTAGCTGGGTCGCTCTCCCAGCCAGAGAAATAGTACAGCACGCGTCGCTTGGTGTGTAGCGGGCGCCGCCCCCATCGAATCTGTACGACGCCGACCGGCCCGGCGAAGGCCGAACCGGCTCCACCACGCCTTCCGTTGGCTCCCGAGAAGAGTGCGGCCGCGGCCGCGACACAAACGGTCCGCGCGCCCTATCTTCCGCCCGGCTCTCCCGCCCTGGTGACGTCGCCAGAGGCTGGCGGGCTCCGGCGCCGCCCCATCCGGAACGAGGACGGCACCGGCCCGGCGGCGGGCGCGGCCCGGCCATGACGGCATGTCCCGCTTGCGAGGCGGGGCGCCGCGGTTGAAGTCCGCGGGCTCGCAGACCACGCCCGCCGCCGGCACCACGAACCGCCGGAAGGACATCCGTGACCGAGACCGTGCCCGCGCCCCGCTACACCACCTACGTGCCGCTGAAAGACCTTGCCCCCGCGCCCGGAAACCCGAAGAAGCACGAGGTCGAGCGCATCATCGAGAGCATCCGCACACACGGCTTCGTCGACCAACCCATCGCCGACGAGCGAACGGGCACCATCCTGGGCGGCCACGGCCGCCGCGAGGCCCTGATCGAAATGCAGGCGCGGGGCGAACGGCTCCCCGGCGGGCTACTCCTGGACAACGACGGCGGGTGGCTCGTCCCCGTCCAGCGAGGCTGGGCCTCCCGCTCCGATGCCGAGGCCAAGGCCCTGAACATCAAGCTCAACAAGATCGGCGCTGACGGTGGATGGCAGCCGCGCTCCCTCGCCGCCTACCTCGAAGACATCGTGACCGCCGACGCCGAGCTGTTCGACTCCCTCGCCATCCCCGAGGACGAACTGGAAACTCTGCTACGCCAGGTCGACCCAGAGACCCTGCCGGGCGCCATCAACGACGGCCAGGCACCCGTGCTGCACCTGCCGGACGACAGTCGTCACGGCCTGGACGGCGATGGCCTCAGCCCAGACGACGAGGGACGCGCCCGCCTTGCCACCTGCCCGGCCTGCGGCCACGCGTTCACGCCCGGACGCTGAGGAATAGCCCCATGACCAACCGCCGAAAGCCCCGCCGCTCCGGCGCCGGACGCCCCACCCTGCTATCCGAAGAGGTCGAAGGGCGCATCATCGCCGCCTCCCGCACCGGCATCGCTGTAGAACTCGCCGCCGAGGCGGCCGGCATCTCGAGCGCCACCTACCACCGCTGGATGGCCCGCGGCCGCGCCGAAGTCGCCGCGCGCGAGGACGGCCAAAAGCCGGACCGGGACAAAGACCCCTACGTCGAACTGTTCGAGAAGGTGCGCACTGCCCGCGCTATGGCAGCGGCCCGCGCCATGGCCAACATCAGGCGCGTCGCGGACGGCGGGATCGTCACCAAGGTCACGACGAGGAAGTTCCGCGACCCGGAGACCGGCCAGATCGTCGAGGAGGTCACCGAGGACCGCACAGCGCCGGACTGGCGCGCCGACGCCTGGTATCTGGAGCGGCAGCACCGCAACCACTACGGCAAGGACGCAGCGCTCGCTATCGAGATCACCGGCCTGGACAGCAGCGAGCCGACCCAAGAGGAACGAATCGATCTGGGCGCACTCGCCGAGCGTCTGAACCAGACGCTGTTCGCCGTGCAGTACCCCGACCCGCCGGAGCTGGAGGACGGCAGCGTCGTGGACGCGGAGGTGGTCGACGGCTGAGCGCCGCACGGTCGTGCCCATGTCGACCCGCACCAGGCAGCGCGCGACACTAATGCGCACCGGCGGTCACGGTGCTCCCTCCTTGCTCACCAGCACCGGAGGAAGCACATCGTGACCGTCAACTACTACCCCGGCGCCAGCCGCGCCTACGACTACTCGTCCCGCTACGAGGGCGACGTGGTCAAGCCGAACTGCGGCGTGCTCCACACCACCGAGGGCACGTCCCTGCCGTCGTACGGCAGCGGTGCCGAGGCCCCGAACATCACCGCAAACCCCAACTTCGCAAAGAAGCGGCTGGACTTCTACCAGCACTACGCCTTCAACCGCTCCGCCCGCGCCCTGGTCAACCTCGCCGGCGGCGTCGAGACCAATACCCTCAACTGCATCCAGATCGAGCTGGTGGGCACGTGCGACCCCACGCACGCGAAGTCCTGGAACGGCGCCAAGGCCGGCACGGACTACATCTACTGGCCGGACGCGCCGGAGTGGGCACTGGACAGCCTCGCCGCGTTCCTGGCGTGGCAGTACAAGAACAACGGCATCCCGCTTTCCGGCCCGAACACGTGGCTCGCCTACCCGTCGTCGTACGGCAAGACGAAGGCCCGGATGTCGTACTCGGAGTGGAACAACTTCAACGGCTGGTGCGGGCACTCCCATGTCCCAGAGAACGCCCACGGAGATCCCGGTGACATCGACTTCGCCAAGCTGATCTCGCTGGCAAAGGCGAAGGCCAAGGTGCCCGGCGGCTCCTCCGACGGGTCCAGTTCCGGCGGGACCAGCAAGCCGAAGCCCATGCCGCCCTTTCCCGGTGCCTCGTACTTCGGGCCTGGCAAGAACAACTCGCACATCACGCTGCTCGGCAAGCAGCTCGTGAAGAAGGGCTTCGGCCGGCACTACACCTCCGGGCCCGGCCCTAAGTGGTCAGACGCAGACCGCCAGAACATCGCCGACTTCCAGCGCTCCCGTAAGGAGCTGCGCGGCGACCCTGACGGCATCCCCGGCCCGCTCACCTGGCGCCTGCTGTTCTCCTGACCTTGCCCCTGCGGTGGGCCCACCCTGCGGCGGGCCCACCGCCGAATCTGAAAGGCCCGTCCGTGGCAGGCGAGACCGTCATCACCCTGATCGGCAACCTGGTCGACGACCCCGAACTCCGCTTCACCCCGTCCGGCGCCGCGGTGGCCAAGTTCCGCGTCGCCTCGACCCCGCGCACCTTCGACCGGCAGACCAACGAGTGGAAGGACGGCGAGAGCCTGTTCATGACCTGCGCCGTGTGGCGACAGGCCGCGGAGAACGTCGCCGAGTCCCTGACCCGCGGCACCCGCGTCATCGTGCAGGGCCGCCTCAAGCAGCGCTCGTACGAGGACCGGGAGGGCATCAAGCGCACCATGTACGAACTCGAGGTCGAGGACGTCGGCGTGAGCCTGAAGAACGCGACCGCCAAGGTCACCAAGACCGGCGGACAGCGCCCGGCCACCGCCCCCGCTGGCCGTCCTGTGGCCGACGACCAGTGGGCCACCGAACCACCCTTCTGATCCGCCCCACAACGAGAAAGCGCCGCGCAGGGGCCATCCTGCGTGGTGCGTCCTGCTAGGCAGCCGGGGCTATCCAGGCTTGCGGCAACGTCAGCAGCTCCCCGCCTTCGTCGCCGTCCTCTACGGGAGCGGCGTCGCTAGGCCCAGGGATGCCCAGCTCGACGGTGCCGCCAGCGTCCTTGGCGGGCACCTGCGGATCGGCCGGGTCCGGCTTCTGCAGTGGTGCCGGCCTCGCCTCAGCCGGAGGAGTCGGGACGACCGTCCCGGCCTGAGGCTCGGTCGACTGCTCCCGCTGCTCTGGTTGGGCGGGTTCCGACTGCGTGTCCGTGCCGGGCGTCGGGTCCGTCGCGGGTTGCTCCGATTCGCCGGGCTTTTCCTCAACCTGCGTCTGCTCTTGCTCCGTCGGCTTCTGCTCATCCGCGGTCGACTTCGGCTCCGGCGCAGGGTCGGCCGAGGGGGCCGCCGAAGTCGCCTGCGATGCCCCGGAGCTGCCCGTCGATGTCGAACCACGGCCAGCGGCGGTGGCCTGGACTACCGGAGGCTTCGTACTCGGCTTCTGATCCGGGGTGGTCGCGACGGGCAGCGGCTCGATCCCGGCCGCGAGGGCCACAATGTCGTCGTCCCCATCCTTCGCACGCGACGGCACATCTTCCCGGACACCGAGTACCGCCCGCGCGGCCAGGAAGACGGGCGTGTCAGCTGTGGCGTTCTGCGGCGAGAACAGGATGGTGTGCACATCGCGCTCGTTGAGCCCCAGTGTGCCCAGCGTGAGCGCGGCCAGGCGAGGCGGGAGCGGCGTGGCGTTGCCCATGGCGTGCGCGCCGGCGGGCAACTTCTTCGACGAGGTGTGCAGCAGCTTCAGGTATTCGTGCAGGCGCTCTTTATCCGTGCCCCACAGCACGTACCGGCCGGAACGGACGAGGTTGGGGTACAGCTTCGTCGTCCCGTCCTGCTGCGTCCATGTCTTCGCGTAGTCGGGATCGCTAAAGATGCGCAACCCGATCTGTTCCGACCCGTAGGAGAACGTGAAGATCGTACTGTCCGGGCCAAGTGCGGCTTTCGACGACATCACCATGCCGTCCGAGTCGGTGCACTCGGCCTCTAGCGTGCCGAGCGTCTGGCAGTCAATCTGCCCGGCGTCCGAGAAGTCCATGAACTTCGGATCGTTGAACGGCTGCGCCGCCGACTGCATCCTGTCGGACGCCTCGGTGGAGTTCGGGCTCACGTCCGGTGCGCTCGCCGTCGTCTCTGCCACGTCGTGCCCGGTGAAGTGGCCCAGCGCCCAGCTTCCGGCGAGCGCGGGAAGCAGCGCCGCCGCAACGGCCCACCTCTTCGCGCGGCCGCGGGGGCGGGCAGAGGCAGGGGGCTCCGCCGGAGGTGGCGGCAGGTCGACCGGCGGGGCAGGCTCGATGGGCCCGAGCAGCTCATCGAAGTCCTTGAACTCCGTGCAGTGCTCGCGCACCAGGCGCTCGACCTGTTCCAGCGGCAGGTCCGGCATGGCTGAGCTGACCTGGCGTACGGCGGAGCCGAAGGACTGCGGGCTCAGGAACAGGTGACGTTCACCGTTGATGTTGACCACGCCCACGTCCGTGAGCGGCACATCGCCGTGCTCGTCGTGCTCGTCGGGGCTAAGGACGTGGATGTGCAGAGGCGGCAGGCCCTCGGGTATTTCGCTGCTCAACTCTGCCGGTCTCTTTCCTCGGTGCTCTGCAGGATGCGCGCGATGCGGGCGGCCGTCTTCTCGGCACGCTCGGGGGTAATGGCCTCGATGTCAGTGAGGACCAAGTGCCCGCCGCCGGGCAGCTCGATCTCCTCACGGTGGATCTCCGGCTCGTCCAGGCCGTCACCCGTTCCGGCATCCTCGCGGGTCTCTTGCGGATTCTGAGCACGCTCATACTCGCGAAGCATCGCGTCCCTGGTGGCGCGAACCCTCGCAGGGCTGCGCTGGTAGCCGGGCCGGAGCGCGCCCGCGGCGGCCAGCATCTGGCGGGTCTCCTCATCGTGAGGAGTGGGCCCGCCGTCCAGCGCCCGCTCCAGGCGCTCGCTCTGGTCAGCGCGTCGCGACATGCGCCCTCGCCTCTCGTGTCTCAACCCGTGTACCGACAACTCTGTTTCTGGCCACTGCCGCCGTCAGCAGCTCCTCGACCAACTGGGAAGACGACTCCCCGGCCGGCATGACCTCAGCGAGCTTGCGCAATGACCGTACCGTCAAGGTACGGACAGCGCCGTCCGTCTTCCCCATGATCTCCGCGGTACGCCCCGGACTCTGTCCGTCGAAGAACCGCAGGATCAGGACCTGCTGCTGCTCGGGCCGCAGTTTATGCAGATGGGAGGCGACAGCTTCCGCCAGTGCTCGCTTCTCGGCGTACTCCTCCGGGCTCTGGTCCACGCGCGGCCGGTCGAGTTCGAGATGGTCGGCGTAGAGCACCTCTGAAGGGCGCCGTTGCACGGAGCGCAGGTAGTCGAGCGCGGTGTTCTTCGTGATCGTGCGCAGCCAGGCCAGGAAGTTCGTACCTGTCCGGTACTTGCCGATATTTTGGGCGACCTTCAGCCACACTTCCTGGCTCAGGTCCTCCGCGACGTGCCCGTCACGGATGTAGAACCGCACCCAGTGGTACACGGTGTCGTTGAGCTCGTCGTACAACGCCGCGATGGCGTCGGCCCCGCCCTCCCCACCGTTTGCGGCGCGTGCGACCAGGGCTTCCAGAATGTCCGTCACGGCGTGATGTCCCCCCAAGAGCCAGTGCTGCGCAGCCGTCGGGATACCTCCACTGATTCCCCACAGAAGGAGGATCAGGTTCCGAGGCGGCGCTGAGGCAGCATAACCGGCCATTTGCGGCATGCCCCGAACAGGCCAGCGATCCTCGCGATGCGCGCTGTGCTATATGGTGCGGACAGGCGCTGGGAGAGCAACCCGGCGTCGACCCAGACCCGAAGCGAAAGGACCGCGGCCATGCTGCCTCCGATCATGAACACCACCGACCACACCCTGATGCTCCTGCCGTACGAGCAGTGGATCTCCATCAGAGTGGCCGCCAGGCGCGCCATGATCGACAAGGACACCGCCATTAGTGTGGTGCGGGCGGGCCGACGACGCGGTGTTCTGTGCACGCGCGGCAAGGGAGCGGCCCAGCAGGTCATGCGCATCTACCCCGGCCCGCGCCGCCCGATGGGGACTCAGAAGTAGCGACCAGCACGGCTCCGCACACGAGAACCGTCGCCCGGCGCCGACCCCATCGCCGAGCACTGAGCTGGCCCACGGCCGACGTCGAACCCCACAACATCCAAGGTCTCCACTGCCAGCTCGACCGATGCCCTCGCACGCTTCCGCCGCCACCTCGAAGCCACTCCATCGTGCAGGCAGGCACGTTGGGTTTCTGGCGGTGTAACAGATTTTGCTGATCCACGTACTTGTCGGTGCCGGACTGAACGCAACCGGCCCCATCCGGCTGGAACGGTCCGCCGGGGGACACCTACGCACGAACAGGGAAGACCATGCCTCGCGGTGGTTCAAATACATTGCTGAGTTTCGAGACGATTGCCGAACGGATGGAACTCACAAAGCGCACCGTTCTCGACAACTACAGGAGCTGGCAAATCCCCGTCGTGCGCATCAGCGATCGCATTCTTCGCGTCCGGGAGCGCGATTTCGAGGCATGGCTCGACGCGCGTACGGAGTGAATTCCACGCACCGGCGCGGGCGTTATGGCCGCGAATAGAGGGCGTAAAGCCGAACGCTCCGCCCCTCACTCGACGGCTTGACCAGCCATGGCTGCGCCTACGTAGAGTCCAACTCCCCTGGCCAGGGAGTCACCTGAGAATCGACCGAGATCGCGAGAGGCATGCCGTGGCACGCAAGCCCACTGTCTACAAGCGGTGCGACTGCCCCGACCAGAACAGGCCCAAAAAGGCCGGCTGTAACCACAGCTGGAGCTACAACCTCACGAACAGCGAGGGCAGGCGAACCCGAGCCTCGATTCCCGATTCCGTTGGCATCACCCAGGCCCAGGCGCAAGCTGTTCTGGACGGAATGACCCCCGGCGCAGCCACCGAACCCGCCGAAGTGAACCTCACCTTCCGGCAGTGGGCGGCTGACTGGCTCAGCAGGCGTCGGGCAAAGGGCACCAGCGTTGCGCAGTACGAGATAGCCATACGGCTACACCTCAATCCACGATGGGGCAACCATCGCATCAGCGCCATCAGGAAAGCTCAGGTTGAAGCCTGGGTCCAGGAGATGGAGGCCAACGAGCGCCTCGCCAACTCCACCGCTGAGGGCCACTGGAAGGTCTTCCAGATGGTCATCAAGGACGCCCTTCAGAACGGGAAGATCAACGCCAACCCCATCTACGAGGTCGAAGGGCCCTACGTAGGCGAGTCGACGTCATACGTCTTCAGCCCCGACGAGTGCTGGGCAATCTACGACGCCTTCCCTGAGCGCTACCGTCCCATACCCATGATCGGCTTCGCCTGTGGTGCCCGGCAGGGAGAGGCGTTCGGCGTATGCGATGACGTGATCGACCCGCGCAGAGGGCTGCTCACCGTACGTCGGCAGGTGCTAAAAACCAACGAGACTGGCTACAAGCCCCTCCTCGTAGACCGCCTCAAGACGAGCCCACGCATCAACTCGAAGGACGCGCCGATGCCTCCGTACCTCACGGAAGCCCTGGCGGAGCACGTGGAGCGCTACCCGCCACAGGTCATGAAGACCGTCCTATGGGAGCACAAGAAGAAGATCGACACGTGCAAGCGTGGATCAACGCGCGCCCTCTTCGTGACACCGCACAACAACCTTCTGTGCCGGAACTACTTCAACGAACGCTTGTGGAAGCCCACGCTGCGGAAGCTGGGTATCAAGGACGAGGAGGGCAACCTCCCGACGTTCCATGACCTCCGACACACCTTCATCTCCACGTGCCTCCAGAACGGGATCCCTGAGCACACCGTGGCCGCGTGGGTGGGCGACTCTGTCGAGGAGCTTCGACGCACGTACAGCCACCTTCTGAAGGACCACGCCGACACGCACGGGGCACTAGCCGCCAGCCTGACAGCGCGGCCGACGCCCTCCCGTGTTGAGATCGCGGCGTGA